GGTTGATGGCTCCACGACAAACGAACTCCAAACGTTTGCGAATACGAGCAACGCAACAACGCACACGGTTACACTCTCAAATAGTGGTGGTTCAATACAACTTGCAGAAGGGGCAGGAATAACCCTTGCTACCGGGGGAACCGGATTGAATGGTACTGTAACAATCACGGCAACGGATGCAAGCGCAACAAACGAGGCATGGACGATAGACGGTGACGATGCGGACACAGAAGTTATCAGCAACCAAACCGTGAAATTTCAGGGGGCGGGCATAACCACGACCGACTATAATTCAACTACGGACGTAATGCTCATAACCTCAACTGAGGTTGATGGGAACGTAAGTAATGAAGGTTCGTTGACCGTTGCGGCGGGCGCATCAAATACCTCCATAATCAATTCAAATACAAGCGGCCAAACCGGGGTAACGTTGACGGCGGCTGGAATCTTGACAATCTCAGAAAGCGGAAACGTCATAACCCTGACTGGCACTGAGGTTGATGGCTCCACGACAAACGAACTCCAAACGTTTGCGAATACGAGCAACGCAACAACGCACACGGTTACACTCTCAAATAGTGGTGGTTCAATACAACTTGCAGAAGGGGCAGGAATAACCCTTACGACAACCGGAACAACCGGCGATGGCATTGTAACAATAGCGGCAACCGGGGGCGGTATCACCGGGGCGCAAAACGGGCTTTACGTTTCAGGTTCAAACGTAAGGATGGGGACAAACCCGCTTATTGAGCCTACGATTATTGACCATAATGGATTTGAATACCGTCATTCTGATGGCAAAATAAGCCTGACAAACCAAGGTACTTCTTACACAACTCAGGGGGCGGATTTTGGCGTTGAGGGAATAGAGGCCGTACCAACGTTAAACAGCACACCGACAAAGGACGGGATAATTGAACTTCGCGCAAGTAACGCCGGAAGCGCACAGCCAAACAGCCTGACAATTGGGGCATACACAACTGATGCAGATGGCGTTTGGATTCAGGCAAGAAGTCATTCGGTACCGAATTTTGAATATCCGCTAAGCCTTCAACCAAGGGGCGGGCAAATGTCGGTTGGCAGATTTTCAGGACTGGATGCCCTTGTAACATTTTCAGGAACCGGGCTTGCAGGTTCTGGAATTGCCGGGCAAGTTTTGCACCTTGAAAATAATGAGGGTAATGGGAAAACCTCAATGAGCATGGGAGCGGGTACGGATGCACTTGATTCGGAAGTTGCTTGGTTTGATGCAAGCGACGCTCTCAGGATAACGAACCGCTCCAATGTTACAGGGACTTCAACAGTAAGAATTGCGGTTGGCGGGGAAACCTCAGACAAGGTAATTGTAACCAACGCTGGCATGGGTGTTGGCTCAACCGGAACAACGGCAATACTTTCGACCTTGCAGGTTGAAGGCTCTTTGGGGCTTCAAACAAATTCGCCGGGCAGTAGTACAACTTTGACGGCGGCAAACAACGTTTTGGTTTTTTTGGGGAGCTCAAACGCAACCTTCACCCTTCCGACCGCTTCAACGGTGGACGGTCGGGTTTACTGGATAATGAACCATTCGGCTGCAAGTACCGTAACCCTGAGCCAATCAGTAACCAAAGCAAACGGCAGTACATTCACCGTCATAAATCCGCGGCAAACCGCTTTGATTATCGCTGTAACTGGCAATGGTTGGCGCGGTTCTCTTTGGACTTCTGAGTAACGACATGAGACAATTATTTTTGATTTTCGCACTTTCATTTTGCGGTACGCTGAGCGGACAAAGCGAGGCAGAAAAGACCGTTGTTTTTACTTCCGATACCCCGGAAAAAGATTCTTTCTATGTCAAACAAACAACCTTTGTTCCGGCGAACGGCAGGATTGATACGTTGAAAGATTACACCTTTTTCAGAGATGCTAATACCCTGAAAAGTTATCGGGACAACGTTCACCAACAGGTTGACGGGCTTCTGCAAAGAATTATGTTTTTGAAACTTGAATACGATTCGTTGCGCTCTCGTGCGTTGGAATTAGATACTCTTGTTGAGGACATTATCAATTTCGTTAGAAGCGAAACAACGTCTTTGTTTTATGAATCAATTGAACAACCCCCGGCCATATTTCAACTCGAATTTGCCTGTTATCTGACAAGTACCAAAAAGAGGCGAAGAAAGAAAGGGAAATAATCTGGTTTGTGAGAAAACGGCACGGGATTGGCAACGATAGGTATAAAATCCAAAAAAGTGGAAAAAATGCTCACTCCTGCAAACGTTTCTGCCGTTTCCAGTATTTTTGTCAAGATTTTTGATTGGCTCAAAAACAGACAGGCAAACAGCGTTTATCGTAGATTCTTTGAAAAATCAACGGTTCTGTTTTGCGTGTCAAACAGGGAAGGCGAATTTGTCAAGATAAACCCGGCTTTCGCTCAGTTGCTTGGCTATCAACCCGAACAACTGAGCGGAACAAAATTCATGTTCTTTGTTCATCCAGACGACCAAATGCACACGATTGAGGCAATGGAACGGCTCAGGGAAGGGGCTGAGGTCAATGGGTTCAGGAACCGTTACAGATGCCTCAACGGGGTTTACAAAACCCTTGAATGGAATGCAATCGGGAACGGGGAAATTCATGCCGTTGCCCGAATTATCGAACCATAAAGTTTCATCTATGTCAAACGCTCAACCCTTTTTCAACGCGAGTTCACCCGGCTTTATCAATGCCGCAATTACCACGATTCTTACAATCGTCGCGGCGGCTGGAATCACATTCCCGCAAGATGCGGCAACAATTTCCGATACCCTTGTAAACACATTCAACACCGGGGGTATTTATGCGCTCTTTGGAGTTGCCCTTTCCAACATCGTTTTACCTGTTTACAACTTCATCCAATCCGGCCTGAAATTTTCCCTCAGAGCCGTTTTCAGCCTGAATACTACATGGATTGCCATTGGAAATCTTTTGGCTTCTGGCTTGGCTCTTACCGGATTCCTTTTGCCAAGTGGAACGGCTGAACAACTTGTTTTAGCCGTATCTGTAAAAGACTGGATGTCCGTTGTCAGTGTCTTTGCTTTGACGGTAGGCAACACCCTGATAAGGTTTTTAAAACAGAAACAATCAGCCCTGAATTGAGTAAAACCCGGAACATTGGCGCGTTCCTTTCGATTGCGATAATGGCAGGAATTTGGCGAAAGGTTGTTTCTGTCTTTTCCGAAACGAAGGGTTGGAGGCGTTGGCTCCTGATTATTATTGCAGGGGCGGCAACCGGAATTTTGATTGCCATTGTTCTCAGGGCTTTTTAAGATAGGTTCATGGACAACAATAAGTTTGTTGCCATTTGCCCCGGCAAAAGAGCCGGGGTTTTTTTATTTCAAAAAGGCTTGCTACCTTTATGCTTCTTGAATCTGATTCATTCATTCACCAAACTTAAATTGTCCAATGGGCGCTTTACTTGACAAAACACTCAATCGCATTGCCGAAAAAAGCACGTTCGCAAACCCGGCTCTCAAAGACCTCCTGACTGCCTACGGGCAAAAATCGTTTGCTCTTGCAGAAGCAACGGTTGCAATCGAAACCAAAGCCGTCGAATTGGGGCTTGACCCGGTTACAGTAACCGACGAACTGGACGGGCTTGCACAGCAATTCGGCGACGCTTTCCCCTCCCTGTCTGCCGACCGCACACAGAAAATCAAAGATTTCGTTCATGAACTCATTGACGAAAACGACGCTGATTTTGAGGCGAAATTGGAAGCCTATTTTGACCGCGTGTTGGACATGGAGGTTTCCTACAACGATACCGTTTCCGGCGTGAACAACCTCATTCCGGGCAGCGAAGTGTAAGCGATTGACCATTCCATGAGATTATTCAAGGGGCGGGCGCAACTGAGCGTTCGCCTCTTTTTTTGTCCATTTTGGACTGGTTTTTGCAAGGTTAAAATGAAGGGTCAAGAGAGGCCGTCATGCTCGAATGAGAGCGTGGCGGCTTTTTTGTTTTATGAAACACAAAAAATAACCGCATTGTAAACCAACGAGTTACAACAAAAACAAAAAAAGATAGAAAAAAAGTTGCCAAAAAGTTTTGGGAGTTGCGACAAAGGGTTACTTTTGTAACACATTTAAAGAAAAACGACATGGCAAACGTCTCTAAAATCTCTCTCGTAAACACTCTCGCCGCTCAGATTCGGCACAATGACAACACCTACAATCGTTCATCCTCCATGCAACTTGCTTGGCTGATTATCGGAAAAGGACAGCAACAATACCGGCTGTTGGTTTTCCGCAAGAAATCAGGCGAAATCACCCGGCGCGTTGTTTCGGAAAACTGGACTTATTACCAAGCCCCGAAAGGAGGGGAAAGCACATTGAAACCAACCCAAAAAGTGTTCGCCGATTTGGGCAAGTATTTGGCCGGGGTTGAAAACTGCCTCATTTCAACCTTCCCTGAAAATATTATTCACTTTGCCTGAAAGGGCAGCCCCAAAAAACCTTTCTCACTCACTCACTTCTTTCATTCAAACATTAGCAACCATGTTCATCTACATTCAATCTGAACCACACCTTTGGACGGTTGGGCATTACGAACCCGGAACCGGCAAATTTATCCCCGAAAGCGACCATGAATTTCCTGCACTTGCAGCAAACAGAGCAATTGAACTCAATGGTGGAACACCCGCCAAATTTGAAAAAATGGCCGAATTGTTAATGCGGGCTGACAACTTCACCAAATCTATTGTAAACGCGATTCTCGAATACCGCCAAAGCAAACAGCCGATTGACATTTCATTGGAAGATTGGTCGGCAGACTGCTTTGAGATTTACTACCAATCCGTTTATGGCGGCTGGCATTACAGCCGAATTGCAGAAGCCCTTACACAGATGATAAATGACCCGGAATACAATGTTTCCGAAACTGAAATTTCTGCCTAACGAAAAATAAACCCCATTGAAAACCAAAAGATTAAATCATTTTTTAAAAAAGGCAGAAAAAAAGTTCGGAAATAATTTTGCAGTTCATTTGAAAGGGTTACTTTTGTAACATATTTGACGAACAAACAACAATCTTTAAACAAAATCACTTTCAACAACATGGCACACGCACTCGATTTTCAACGCGGAAAAGCAGCATTCGTTTCTTTGAAACAGGAAGCATGGCACGGACTTGGCAAAGTCGTAGAAAACCAAATGACCGTTGCAGAAGCAATCAAATTTGCTGAACTCGACTTCCTCGTTGAAAAGGCTCCAAACATTCACCGAATCCAAACCGGCATTAACCCTGAGAACGGGCAGCCGATTTTTCAAGACCAAATAACTGGCAAATCCTTTTTCACCTACCGTACAGACACCAATTTCGTTTTGGGCGACCGCCTTGGCGCAACCTATCAGGTAATCCAGAATGAGGAAGCGTTGGGAGTATGTGACGCACTCGTTCAGGAAGGCGGCTTGATTATCGAAACAGCCGGAAGCCTCCACGATGGCCGTACCGTTTTCATGTGTTGCCGGGTTCCTGAGCCTATCAAAGTTTTGGGGCAGGACGAAGTGAAGCAATACGTTATGATTGCAGCCGGTCACGACGGCGGAACCCCGATTTTGGCTTACTTCACAAACGTTCGGGTTGTCTGCAACAATACCCTCCAAATGTCGCTTGGCGACGCTACCCAAAAACACAGCATCCGCCACACTCGCAGCGCGAAAAGCAAACTGGATGAAGCCCTCAAAATCATGGGTTTGCAATCCAAAAATCAAATCGCTGCTCAGGCCGCTTTCGACCGCATGGCGCAAACGAAATTCTCTCAGGAACAATTTTGGAACTTCCTTGGCAACGTGTTCTTTACCGGCGAAGAAATCAAAGCATTGCAGTCTGGCAAGAAACCGGCTGAGGCAATCAGCACTCGCAAACAGAACATCGTCAACGATGTGATTGCGTTCGCAAACAACGGAATTGGACAGGCAGAAGCCGGTGAAAATACCGCTTGGTGGGCTTACAATGCGGTAACTGGTTACTACTCGAATGCCCCCTATGATGACCCGAATGACCGCATGGAACGGCTTATGTGGGGCGGGGCTTCGCTCACGATGGAAAAAGCACTTGCATTTGCTGAGAATCCGGCCAAAATCCAAAACCTGAAATCGAAATCCACTTCCGGCATCGTTTGGAACTAATCGAAAATTTGGAAAGAAAAGCCGCCCGCGATAAAAAGCGGGCGGCAAAATCAAAAAAAATAAAAATCCACTTTGACATGACACAATCAGAAAAAATTGCACATTTGCGCCGTTATGTTAGCGTCCCTGACAATCTCAGCGTTGGCGGCTACCTTGACCTGAGAGGCACGGCGATTACTTCGCTCCCTGACAATCTCAGCGTTGGCGGCTCCCTTGACCTTCAAGGCACGGCGATTACTTCGCTCCCTGACAATCTCAGCGTTGGCGGCTACCTTTACCTTCAAGGCACGGCGATTACTTCGCTCCCTGACAATCTCAGCGTTGGCGGCTACCTTGACCTTCAAGGCACGGCGATTACTTCGCTCCCTGACAATCTCAGCGTTGGCGGCTCCCTTGACCTTCAAGGCACGGCGATTACTTCGCTCCCTGACAATCTCAGCGTTGGCGGCTACCTTTACCTTCAAGGCACGGCGATTACTGGCAGCCAATACGATTGCGGAAACGAGAAAAGAACGATTGCAGCATACAGGAATAAAGAGGGCGAATTGGTTGTTTCGTTGGGGTGTTTTATAGGCAATTTTGAGCAATGCAAAAAAGCCATAACAGCCAAATATGGAACCGGGAAAGACGCGAAAGATTACATACAGAAAGTCAAAGCGGCTTTTGATTACAGAACGGCAAAATGAATATAACCCCAAAAAATCTTTTTCAATTTCAAATTAAACGATAGCAAGCAATGAAAAAGAACATTCAACAACCAACCCCTGCCAACCCCTGCCAACCCCTGCAAGTAAAATTCAATGTCGAAAAATTGACCGACCAAACTACCTCTCAATGATGCCTTTGCTCAGAGATTTAAAGGAACGCCGGTTGAAGGAAATGTTTGCTGAGCAGGAATTTTGCAAGGCAATGGCTTTCGATTGCGGCGTACCTGAGCAGAAGGTTTTTGACGCGGTTGATTGGTGGAAAATGAAGGTGATAATGAAGCGGCCTTTGGACAATGACGACGCGAAGGCATGGCGGATGATAAAAGCCAAAATATTGCGCGAAAAATAGCCCCAAAAAATTTTTGCCTTTTCCAAAATGTGTTACTTTTGTAACCGAAAATAAAAGCAAACGATATGCAAGCGACATTCCAGCCCTTCAAAGTTGAAGGCGATTTTTTGAATCAAAATTCCTGCCTTATGGCAGTCTTTTCAACCCTCGAATCTCTAAGGAGCCGGATTGAATCAGAAACCGGCGAACGCGGGGAAATCAAATGGGCGGACATTTTTTATTTGAAATTCGAGTTTTGGGCTTTTTGGGTTGAGGGGACATTGGGAGAAGCCAAAAACGATGTTGTTTTTGGAGCCGCCTTCACGCCTCACGACAGCCTGACAAAATGGAGGGTTTTGGCAAAAAGATTATACGCTTCAGAAGTAGTTTCGACAGTCAGAAACCTAAACGGAACTTGTGATTTGTCAATGCCTGAACCTTGCTATTTCGAGGGCTTGGAAGATGATGAAGTTGACAACCTCGTGGAATTTGTTCGGGACTTGGTAAAAGAGCGGGGCAGATGAAACGGATGACTGAATCGGAAAACTTTGTTGCCCGTTGGAAAAATCACCACTCAGAATTGAAATGGTACGCCTACCGGGTTTTGAAAATAAAGTTGAGCAAAAACCCGCTTTTTGCAGTCCGGCTTGACAATGCCCTGAGCATACTTGAAAACGCGGCTCTCTCAACCGATGACGAAATGATACAGGGTTTGCAGAACTACAATTTCCGAATGCTGGCAATGCTGCCCGGCGAATTTGAAACGGAATCAAAATACCTCATAAGAATCCGTGAAGGCGAATACCTGAAAAAACTCACTGCGATTCAACACTACCTTTTTGAAATAGGGGTTTGGCTTCAAAAGCAGCCGCCCGTTTAAAAACAAGATTATGCAATTCGAGAGAATCAACAGAGGGAAAAACCCTGTTTCGCGCCGAATCCATGTTCCGGGAAATATCAGGGAATGGGCAACAATCCAAACACTCAGAGACAGCCGCAAGCGGGGCAAAAAAGCAACGCTTTTAGATGTTTACCTCAACTTGGTAAACTTCGCCCTGCCTGAAAAAAAACGGCTCGTTTACAGCCGGAAATTTACGGATGGAGAACCGGGCAACGTGATGCAATTCCCGGAAACGACCTACAAGGCTTTGGAAGAAATCAGGGACAAAATCAAATCCGGGCAATACAAGAAAGAAGGAACCCACAACATTGATGTTCTTGATGTTTTTCTCAATCTTTTGGAGCATGGATTTCAAAAAATGACTGAAACACACTCTTAAATTCAACAAACGATATGCAAGCAAACATCGAACTTTTACAGGCTCTTTTTCAAACGGAAGGGTTTGCCAAACAAGTTGCCAAGATTCAGGGCGAAAAGATTTACCGGGTTGAAATTGGCGGGCTTCGCCATTACCGGCGTGAATCAGGCCGAATCTACAAAAGCCTCACGACCTTTTTGGATGCTGTTATGCCCTCCAACAAATTCCTGAACCGTTGGCGCGAACAAATGGCCGTTGAACTTGGTGGAGGGGATAAGGCAGAAGAATATGTACAAAAGACAGCCGACTACGGAACCGCCTTACATATTGCAGTTGCCGAATATTGCCGAAACTCAGGGGTTGAATGGAGCGAGTTTGAACAATGGGCATTCACATTTTTGGGAGATATGGGGTTTCAGAACTCTACATTGTCTTACGCTCATGCTGAACTCATAAACGATTTCGCGGCCTTGCTTCAATTTTTCCATGATTACCGGGTTGAAGTTATTGCCGTCGAACTTCCGGTTTGGACAGACGCGGGGGTTGCGACTTTGATTGACCTTATCGTTGAAATGGATGCAAAAAACTACACAGAAAAAACAGAGATTGAAAAGCGGCAAAGGATGAAAGCCATTATCAATTTGAAGTCTGGGAAGAAAGGATTTTTCGAGAACCATGTTTTTCAACTTGCCGGGGAACGGCAGATGTTCAATGAAACTTACGGCGGCATTTTTGGGAACGTTGACACGGTTTGCAATCTTGCTCCAAACGATTGGCGCGAAACTCCAACCTACAAGTTCAAAAATCAGACTGAGGAAGCCAATGCCATTTCCCCGCAATTCTCACTCCTGATAGAGTTGGGAAAGCAAAGAGGCGTTCTTTCAACCCCGGTTAAAAAATTCCCTGTTTTCATGGGCAAAACCGCATACGGGCAAAGCCCGGTTGACGCGATGAAAATTTACGGCTACGATGAATATTCAATGTTCAAAATCCAATCCAAACAATGAGAATCGCAAGACGTATAAACGAGCAACCCGAAAAAACAGCCTCCCTTGGAGTTGTCGGAAAAATCAAGATTGGAGAGAAGGTTGAAACAACCCCCGGCAAATCAAGGCCGGTAAGCCTCGACTATTTCAAGCCGGATGCCCCCGAACAATATGCCCGGTTTTTTTCAGAATACTATGGTGGAAAGCCAACCAAGATAACAGTTGTTTTTCTGAGCAATGACATGAACGAGGTTTGCCGGAATTTTTATGAACTCAGGGATGGAGAAGGCAAGAGGCTTGCTTATGGAGATGGGAATACATTTTTTGTTGCAACGAGGCAGGGCGACAATACAGTAAAGGATGTTGTTGCAACCCCTGAAAATCCGCAAAGGTGGATGGATGAAACAGAGAAAAGAGCCGGGGGAAAATGGCGGGAAAGATTGATTCTCAGATTTGCAATTCCTGCCTTGCCTTTACTTGGTGTATGGGAGTTTTCAACGCACGGAAGCGGTTCTACAATCCCGAACATAATTGGAACGATTGACACCATGCAGCAAATGGCGGGAAGGATTGCCGGAATACCTTTTGACCTCATAATTGAAAAAGTGAAGTCTGACAAAGCGGGCAGCAAATCGGTTTACCCGGTTGTGAAAATCATCCCAAACATTTCCCCGGAATCTGCCGAAATAGTGCGCGGGCTTCCTATGCAACTTGGCGCAATTCTTACTCAGGAAAAGATTGCGCAACTTTCAACAGGCGAACCCGTGATTATTGAAAACGTAATGACTGAAACTGAATTTGAAGAAATCGAATCCAGCCCGAAAAAGACAGCGAAAGAACGTGCAGAATTTGAGTTTAAAAAATTCAGGCTTGAAACTGTTGATGATTACACGTTGGCGGCTGCCATGATTTCAAAAATGGCAGAAAAAGAAGTTCAATTTATTTGTGCTGAACTGCTTGGAGACGCTGCCCAAAGAATGGGATTCAGTTTCGATAAAGAAAAAAAGCGGTACACTGTTTAAAATTAAAACAATGCAAACGATAGCAACGCAAACCGAAATAACCCTCGAAACAATCCGCCTCCAATGCGGGTACCAAAACTTTGATGCGCTCAGACAGGCTTGGTATTCTCAATTTGGGAAAGAAAACGGATTCCCGGACAAGAACGAACCGATTGAAACAAACAAGGCAACTGTATTTCTTTCCAGAATTTCCCGGCCTTACCCGAACAAACCGGAAACCGCAATACAAGGTGCGCTAAGGCTTTTGGAGGGCTTACATAAGGGAGAGTTGCCGCCCGTTTCTACAAATGGAAATGGGATTGCAAACCCGGTTGTTTTCAAAAGACAGCCAAGACAGCAAAAACAACAGGCTGCCCCGGCTCCTGAAAAATCAGTTTCATTGGAGGAACAAACACGGGCGCAACTCACTCTCCAACGGGCGCAAGAGGAAAAGGAAGCAAGAGCGAAATACGACGCTGAGCAAGCCGCCGAAAGGGAGCGTTACGAAAAACTGGACGCGCAACTTTCGCCTTGGATAACCGGCCTGACATGGGGCTTGAATTACCTCGAAATGACCTTTCTGATTGTCGGGCTTTGGTACGTCGCCGGAATTATGGGATTGATTGCCGGGGGCTTCCTCGTGGTGTTGGGCAGTATCATTTTGCTGCTCATTAGGTTGAGAGGCAGCGCGGGCGGCTATGCTGTTTTTGCTTGGTTCATTGTTTGCAGTATCGGCGGTTGGCTCGTGGAATACCCGGCGATGCTCAACGCGGTTTTGGACGCTGACAGCATCGTTTCTGAGGAAGGCCAAACCTACGCTGGCATTTCAACTGAGTTCTACGCGATGCTCATAACCTTCCTGATGTCAGGCAGCAGTTTTGCAGGAACCTATTTTCGGTATCAAAAATCAAGGGACTGATGAATTGGAATTTGCTTACCCGGCTTTTCGTAAACCTCAACGAATATGATATTGAGCCTTGCCCTGAGCGAAAGGTTATTGTAAAGGCAAAGGAGCCTGAAACAGACGGGGACGTTATCGCCGGGCAGAAGTGGAAAACGGAGTTCACAAAACAGGGCTTCGATGCTGAGCGGGTTATTTCAAACACGCCGGGAAAGAGAAGCCAAACGTTGACAGCATGGGACGTTGCCTATTTAAACGAATACCACAGAAACGCCTTTACAAAGCAGCCGACTTGGAAGCGGGATATGGCCGATAAACTCAAATCCGAATGGGCAACGATTCAAGGGGACGGGGAATTTCCCTCAGCCGAAACGATTGTGAAAAACCACACGGCTACGGGGCAAAAGGAACCTCAAAAGGGTTACGGCCTCTCGAATGTGAAAAAGTATCTCCACGCTTTCAATGATGCTTTGAAGGCGGAAATGGAAGAAGGTCAGTCCAAATAGGTTCAAATCTTTTTGGACTTCTGATTATCAATTTTTTATCAACAATCCTTTTACACTTTCGCCGGTTCAAATTCGGTTCAAAAGGGTTCAAATTCGGTTCAAATGCAACAAAACTTTGAAATGGCTGAGAATGATAGAATAATACTTCCGGGTGGAAAAACCCTCATTTGGGACGCTAAAAGGCAACGCCATATTGAGCAGGAGCCGCAACCCGATTTGACAACGGTTGAGCGCGAAGACACCTTGACCTCAGACGGGCAAACTGTCTTTGCTCAACGCCGGGAAAAGAAGGTCACAACTACGCAAGCAGAAGCGGCGGCGCAATGGCATGAAACGAGCGCAAGGTTTGCAATCCTGCTACGCAGATTGTCAAAGTTTATCTTTTTGGGATTGGTTGCCCTGTTTATCAAAATGATAATCTCCGTTGGTGATATGTTCGACGAATACGCGGCAAAGGGGGTTGCTCAGGGCATTGGGAAGGGCATTGAAACAGTCGTGAATATTATCGTTTGGCTCATTTGCCTTGCCCTTGTTTTCATCTTTGGCCGCGAATGGTTTTTTAAGCCTGTAAAAGATAATCAACCCGAAAGCAACGCGACCGAAATTAAGAATTTTGAAAACCTGCCGAACGTCACAATATCGGGCAAAATCAAAATAGCCCCTACCCCCGAATCCGATGCTCAGAGCATCTTAAATGGCTAAACTGAAAATAGGATGGCAAAGTATCTTGACAAAGACATAGCCTCTTTTGAGGCTGGCATATTTCTCAGCATCGGTTTTGCTATGCTCGTTCTGGTTATTAGCATCGTGTTAATCAGCAACGGTTGGCCGTTCACTGGAATGTTCATTGGTGGAATATTCGCGGCGGCTCTTTTCAGTTCTTGGCAAAATATTCAGGGGTGGATGCAGGAGCGGTATTATGTCGCTGCTTTCAAATCTCAAACCCGTGACCTATTTGTTTTCTCAAATGGAATAAGTGAATCTGAGGAAGACGACAACACCGTTATTCAAAGGTTGGAATTTGCCTTGGCGATGCTTCGCCGGGTTGAGAACCCGCACGGAATAACAGTTTGGGTTTGCCTGTTTCGGGATGCAACGGTATTCGGTTACAAGACAGGCAAGGGGGGGAAAGTTGTTTCTGTGATTCGCCTTTCGAGAGAGGGGTTGATTAGGAACAACGCCGAACATCGTGCATTTGGAGAGGGGTTAATGGTTCGGGAAAGCAGGGCGCAATACCTTGATTTTTGTTCCCGGTTCAGGGCTGAAAAAGAACAAGAACAACTTGCCGAACGCCGGGAAAATAACCGCTCAGACTATTGGGTGAATGCTCATTGGTTCGGGCAAGAAAAACTTTAAACATGGCTACTTTCAAATTATCCAGAACAAAACAATGTGCGCTTTGCCCTTGGAAGATTTCTACAAACCCGCATGAAATCCCGAACGGTTATTGCACTATCAAACACGCTGAATTAATCGAAACAATTGCGGAACCGGGAGAAATACGGTTTGACAGAAAAGCAATGGCCTGTCACCATTCAAAGCCCGGCAATGAACAATATTGCATCGGTTGGCTGCATAATCAACTTGGAGCCGGGAACAACATCGGGTTGCGGTTGAAAATGCTGAATTGCGAGAATATCGGCAAAATTGAAATTGATGGTGAACAACACAAATCTTTCAAAGACACACTTCCAAAATGAAACTCGTATTTCCTGTTGAAAACATGGCTTGGCCTCAGATAGCCCATACATGGGAGCATGAAGGCCATTTCATCGAAATCCATTATACTATTTTCCTTTCCAGAAGGATAGTTGTAAGGGAGGTTGGAAGCCTTGACAACTTGGTGAATTGGTGTGCAGGAGCCGAACCAAAAGACGCTTATCTATTGGTTGGGCTTGCGAAAAAAATGATTGATGAAGATTTGAACCTGCCTTTTGAAAGCAGAATAAAGCCATATTTCAGAGACCCCAACTTTATGCTATTGATTGAAAAGTACAACCCTCAACCCTTCGTATTCCCGGCAGAAAACCTTTTTAAAAAAATCCTTGAAAATGAAACGTAAAAAGAGCAAACGAGACAATTTTAACTTGTCCCCTGCTCATGCTTCTCAGGGGCGAATCTTTGGGCAAACAGGGGCTTACTTAATGGGTAGCATTGTTTACCCGTTCAAAAACAAATGGGGCATTTCAGATGCGACAAAATTGAGACGGGCGCAGGTTGATAAAGATGTTGCCGGGGCGGTCTATACCATATTTGGAAGGGAAATAATGTACGGTTGGGTTTGTGAGCAGTTCGTTCACTTCATCTACCAATTGCAAAATGCCCCGATGAAAAAAGGAACCGGCAGGACAGAATGGTACTATACTTTCAACCCTCTTTTCGGGAGCGCGTTTCTTTGGGGAACTTGGCACTACGGGTTTCAGGTTGAGTGGTATTGGAAAGGAATTGCCTACCTTTGCCCTTTCATCTGGATTGACGGTTTGCTTTGGCTCATTCTGTTTAGGCTTTTGGGTTGGGCATTTTGTGGGGTTTTGCTTTGGGCAACGGTTTGGGTTTTGAGGCATTGAAAAAAAGTTTTTGCAGTTAAGAAAAATAGGTTACTTTTGTAACCGAAAATGAAAGAAAAAATCAGGTGGCGATATTCGGCGGTACTTCGGACTGTAATTCCATACTTTACCCGCCGATGAACCTTTCCCCTGATTTTCAAGATATTCCGGTGGCGACAGTTCGGGTTACTTCGGACATTGTAAATAGCCTGAGCAACAACTTTCCCCGGATAAAAAATTGGCAGTGGCGACTGATAGGCATACTTCGCATTCGGAGCCGGTTAATGGTAGGTTCGATTCCTCCACCCTCCCCAACTTTTTTGAACACATGGGAGGGTTCGTCTATTGGTAGGACACCGTAACAGGAGCCTTTCTAAACTTTCCCTGCTAAAAAATGGAGTGGTGATTTTTTCGGTTACTTCGCAAAGTTTATGGGTTCGATTCCTATCCTGCCTATTTCGGCAGGCCGCCCAATTGGTTAGGGCATCCGAATAAAAACTTTCCCTCCTTTTTTTGAAAAACACCCGGCGCAAGAGCCGGTAAAGAATAGGAAGGCGCGGGTATTTGGGTAATTGGGCGTTACTCTTGCTACCTGCCAAAATGCAATGTGCCTTCCAAAAACTTGTGGGTAGTGAGGCTTGCAGTTACTTCGTCATCTTTTCTGAAAAAAGGCCCGACGGCTTTAACGCTGCATCCATTTTTCTCCCATAGGAAAAGCAAGTGGTGACTATTCGGGTTACTTCGCCTTGTAAGCGGGTTGTCGTTGGTTCGAGTCCAACCGGGTTCAATACAATGAATCCGTAGCTCAGTTGGCAGAGCACCTAAAATTTCCCGGTAAAAATTTCCCTTGCCTAAACTATGGGGCGCGTCCTTCCGGGACGTTGCCCCTTTTTATTTCACTCAATCATTATTTGAACATGGCAAATTTCAACCGGCCTAAACAGCCAAAAGCCACGACCAAAACGGTCAACAAAGCAGGAGGCCAAGCCTTCATTCAAACCTCAGAAATGGAGTTTGTTTCAATGCTCGTTACTTCATTCGCTGCCGACAAGTTTTATGAAAAGGCAGACGAAACCTTTGAGCGAATCAAAACCGCTCTCACCCAAATTGACCCGCTCTTTGCTGCAAAGGCTGCCGTTTTCGCACGTCGGAAATACGGTATGCGCTCAATCTCCCATTTTGCAGCCGCTACCCTTGCGCCTCACTTGACGGGCAAGGATTGGGGAGCCGACTTTTACAATGCAGTTGTGAACCGGCCTGATGATATGCTCGAAATCGCGGCTATCTTCATGGCGAACGGCGGCAAAATTCCAAACTCCCTGAAACGTGGATTCGCTAAGGCCATTGGCCGTTTCGATTCCTACCAACTTGCCAAGTACCGGGGAGAGGGAAAGGGGGTGAAGTTGGTGGACATTGTGAACTTGGTTCACCCGAAGCCCAACGAGCGCAACGGCGAAGCCTTGAAAAACCTCGTTGGGGGGAGCCTGAAAAACGAAGCCACATGGGAAGCCCTGCTTTCAAAAGCCGGGCAGGGGGACGACGTTGAGGCATCCAAGGCAGAAGCATGGGAAGCCCTGATAAACTCAGGTAAGATGCCCTACTTTGCATTGCTGCGCAACCTTCGGAACATCCTGCAACAAAACCCAAAACTGACAGGCCGGGTATGCGAACTGATTTGCGATGAAAAGGCAATCAAACGCTCCCTCGTGCTGCCATTCCGTTACCCGACCGCATTTGCCGAAATCCAGAAATTGCCACAAGACAAGAATACCCGGCTCGTTTTGGAAGCGATTGCCAAGGCTCTCGACATTTCTTGCTCCAACGTTCCCGACTTCGATGGCAACACGCTTGCAGTTGTGGACGTTTCGGGCAGCATGGGAAACAAAGACGACAACAAAAGCCCGGCAGGAATTGCGGGCTTATTTGCTGCCGTCATGTGCCGGGCTATGAAATGCGATTTGATGTTTTTTGACGACAGCGCACGTTACCAAAACTATGACCCCACAGATTCCGCAATGAGCATCTTTGGCAAGTTCCGGTTCAGCGCGGGCGGCACGAACTTTCATTCGATTTTCCAGACTGCAAAAAAGGCTTACGACCGGATAATTATCCTGAGCGATATGCAGGGTTGGATGGGCGGCTTCACGCCAACGGCGGCTTTCAGTGCATACAAGTCGAAATATGACTGCAACCCGTTCATCTACTCGTTTGACCTCCAAGGTTATGGAACCCTCCAATTCCCTGAGAACAAAGTTTTCTGCCTTGCAGGGTTCAGCGATAAGGTTTTTGATACAATGGCCTTGCTTGAAAAAGACAAGGCCGCATTGCTCAGTGAGATTCAGGCGATTGACTTGGCTGAATTTTAATCGAAAATTTATTGCTAATTAGTTGCAGGGTTTTCAAATAGTGTTACTTTTGTCACTGAAAGCAAGAAGGCTTCAATTCCAAGATAACACGGAAAGGCGTTCTTTTTGCCCTCGTTTTGCCGGGAGGCGCGGGACAATCAAAAGGGACAATGCCGACGCAAAGAAGGCGGGGAGCGGATTCCGGCTATGCTCCCCGCCAAACTGATTGATTTAAGATTGTTTTCATTTGGTTTTTTGGGGTTATAGACGGGTGGGGGCGCAATGCCCTCACTCGTTTTTTTATGCCTTTGAAAAAAAGTTGTCCATAAATTTGCCTGACAGTAAAAGAACCCTAATCTTTGAGTCGTTAAAACATCAACGGCATGAATCTTGGACAGACAATCAAGCGGCTCAGGAAACAGAGAGGCTTGAAACAATTTGAATTTGCTGAGCGGGCAAAAGTTACGTCCGCTTACCTCTCTCTCGTGGAGAGCGGGCAACGGGAACCCTCTATTGACTTCCTGAAAAAAATGGCAGAAGTTCTTGCCGTTCCAATCCCTGCAATCCTTTTCCTTTCGATGGATGAAAATGACGTTCACCCGAACAAACGGGAGGCTTTCGAGATGCTCAGGAAGCCGATTTTGGCGATGATAGAAGGATTCTTTTTCTCAGATTATGTCAAACCTGAAAACTAAGAGCCATGCTTTTGACCTACACCTTCCCTGAGTTCCCCACAAAAATCCTGAGCGGCCAAAAGAAACACACGCTGAGGCTTGACCCCGGCAGGAGATGGAAGCCGGGAATGTCAATACAGCATTGGTTTGGCAGCCCTCGAAATACGCGGGCAAAAGTCAAGCCTTACAAGTTCGCAGACGGGGAATGTTACAGCGTTCAGGAGGTTTACATTCAGCGAATGCCGCAACTTCACCTGATTGAAAGCGGGCTGCTAATTCAGATTGAAGGTATTTTAATACCGGAAGAAATCACTTATGAACTGATTGACAATGACGGCCTCCTGCTCTCTCAGTTTCGGGAGTATTTCGTTCCTGAATCTTCGCCGGTTTGGAGAGGCAGGATAATTCACTTCACCCCCTTTGAGTACGATGTTTTGGAGCCGGGGGTTGAGGTTGGGTTTCGCAGGGATTCGGAGTTTTCGAGGCCGTTGATTACCCAACTTGCCTTGCCATTCGCCCAATAAAAAAACCGGAATAAATTTTGCAGTTAGAAAAAGTTTTTTGAATATTTGCGTTACCTAAAGAGGTCACCGATTGACACCCGGTTGTAAAGAGCAAGTTGATTTTAAACATAGGCGCTTTTTTGAGCGCGGGCATACGGGCTTTTTCTTGCTCCCCCGTTTGTAGGCTGTCAACCTACCCCGCACTCAAAAGGGCGCTTTTTTATTGTCTAAATTTGAAATGAGGGAAACGCCTTTTACTCCGATATATGAGCAAGCGAAAAGCGTTCTTGGAATAAGCCGCGATGAATACGCTCTTTGCCATTACGTTCAGTTTTGGTCAACCGACCCACGAAGCAAAAAGCCGGGTTGGTGTGACGAAAAAAAAGAATCATTGGCAAAATGGGTAGGCATAACTCGTCCGGGGCTTTACAAAATGGTTGATAGATTGGAAAATATTTCTTTATTGGAAAGCGACCCGGCTACTGGATTTTTGAGAATAACAACCAAGTGGCTTGACACCATTTCAAACGCAAAGGTTGAATTTAATGAGCGTAAACAAAGTTTACAAGAACCAACGAACAGTGTAAACAAAGTTTACAAGAGCGAGAAACAAAGTTTACAAGAACCAACGAACAGTGTAAACAAAGTTTACAAGAGCGAGAAACAAAGTTTACAAGAACCAACGAACGGTGTAAACAAAGTTTCAGACATAAATGAAGGTAATAGTTCTATAAAAGAAGGTAACAATGTAGGCGGCAAGCCGCCCGCCAAAAACGGAAACAAAAAAGAACTTCATGCGCCCAAATGGATGGTGGAGGCATTTGAAGAAATATACGAAAAGGAATTTTCGGGGATTGGCCGGTTCAACTGGCAGAACAAACATTTTGGGGAAAACGGTTTGAGTGGATTTTATTCAAGGCTGTCTAAAAGATACCTTGACAAACACGCCGGAGAAACGGAGGCTCCACAGGAAGCATTGCAAAAATCGTGGCAAGAGTTCCTAAAAATTGCTGCCTCAATCGAATGGATTAAAAAGGGGTTCTTTACTCCAACCGACCTTTACAACCAGTTCGACAAGATTGGGCAGGAATGGAAAGCCCGACAGGAAAAAACAAAACAAAGCAAGGCAGAAACAAACGGGGCAACATACACGCCTTCCGATATTCCAGTTTTCATTAAACGATATTAACTGAGGCATCCACGCTGCGCAAGGTTTACGCGGCGTTGGCGTGGATGCAGGGTTATGCGGAATTTTTAAACTTTCAATACTAACAAATTTGAAATGGAAAAATTAAAATCAACCGACCTCGCCCACTTTTTGGCAGCGGGAATAAAAGTGAAATTCGGACGCGGACAAGATGAATTTATCGGTGACCTTACCGGATGCGATAATTCATCCATAACCCTCGAAAACGTACAGGGGCGCTATGCAAGCCGTGCGGAATACCACGTTTGGAATGAAGAAGCCTTTTGGCCCGTACTTCGCCACATGGATGATATGAGTGTCGAAGAATTTGAAGAAGCCGAGGCGTTCGACAAACTGCGCGGCATTGTAACAAGGGAAGCCCACCGAATTAGATGGTATTGTGAGCGTGGGATAGACTGTTTCGGGTGGATAGGGAAAGGATTGGCAATCAGGGCAAAATATTATTACCTGAAAGAAGGTGAAATCATACAAGTCGGCGACGAAGTGGAAATGTCGAACAATATCCACGACCCGGCAAAATGGATTCCAGCGTCTAATACAATTGGCCAGACAGCGCCAGACCCCGCCTATCCATCTCACAGGAAATATCGTCGTCTTATTCCCGCATAACTCTAAGCCTGTTGCAGTCCGACCGAATGGGAGGATTGCCAATAGGTGACAGTTATCCGAACTTTTAAAATAAAAAACTCATGCCTAAAATTTTCAACCCGAACGAATACGGTTGTCTCATGTTCCCGACAAATCACCGCCCGCTTGGTGGAGGGACAAGATTGTTTTGGAGCCGGGGGAAACTCCTGAGCGAAAAACACAAAGCCGCCAAAAGGCAACCGCCAAAACTACAAATGCACAAATAATCGAATCAGAAATAATCTTTTGAAGATGAACGCAGAACGATTAGCAAACAAACAGGTGAACCCAAACGGTAAAAATTACAGGCAGGGCGGCTATCTAAAAGAGGAACCCGGCCTTGAAAATTACGTTTTCGGGAAGGTTCAGCCGCAAGCAATCCCTTTGGAGGAAGCCGTACTTGGTGCGCTCATGCTTGACCGTGATGCCCTTCCGATGATAATTGATATTTTGAAACCTGAGAGTTTTTACCTTGAATCTCACCAACACATTTACCGGGCAATCATACATCTTTTCAATTCCAATTCTCCGATTGACCTTTTGACGGTTACGGAAGCGATGCGGTTTTCAAAAACCATTGATTTGGTTGGTGGAGGGTATTACCTTGTTGAACTCAGCCATAGGGTTGCAAGCGCGGCCAACATTGAATATCATGCCCGGATAATCCAGCAAAAACACATTCAACGGCAACTGATTCAGTTTGGAACAAAAACAATCAGAGACGCTTACGAAGATGTTGAGGATGTTTTCAAAATCCTTGATAACGCAGAAGCCGAAATGATGGCGATACAGGATTTTCAGGTTGGACAGGAAAAGAACACGGTTCAACTTGGAAAGGATGTTTTGAAAGACCTCGAATTGAGAGCATCCCAAAAAGGTCTTGTTGGGGTTCCTTATGGAATAGTTGATATTGACCGGAAAACGGGCGGGTTCCACAAAACAGATTTGGTTATTATCGCAGGAAGGCCGGGCATGGGAAAAACCGGATTTGCTTTATCTCTTGCCCTGAACGCTGCAATGGAGTTCAACAATCCGGTTGGCTTCTTTTCCCTCGAAATGTCCGGGGAACAACTGCATAAGCGTATGGTTTCAATGGTTGCAGAGGTTGACGGCGAAAAAATGCGAACCGGGGAATTAGAAGATTTTGAATGGCAGAAAATAGGGAGCGCGATTGAGCGGCTCAATTCAGTCCAGATTTTCATTGATGACACCCCGGCAATCTCCATTTTGGAACTCAGGGCAAAAGCCCGCCGAATGAAAAGGCAATACGGAATAAAAGCCCTTTTCATTGATTACCTGCAACTCCTGACGGTTGGCAATGAGGAACAAAAAGGCCGAAACAGAGAGCAGGAAATTTCCTATATTTCGAGGTCTTTGAAATCTCTTGCAAAGCAACTTGACATTCCGATTATTGCCCTTGCACAATTGAGCCGGGCAGTCGAAATACGCGGCGGCTCAAAGAGGCCGCAACTTTCCGACCTGAGAGAATCAGGCTCCATAGAAAACGATGCGGACGTTATTCAATTCATCTACCGGGCAGAATACTACAAGATTTTGGAAGATGAACAAGGCAGGAGCCTAAGAGGTATTGCCGAAATAATCACGGCAAAAAACAGGCATGGAGCCTTGTTTATGACCCCGGTTCAATTTGATGCGGTTTATACAAGATTCGCTGAACTCCCTTTTGATTCTGCTTTCGTTGCAGGACAATCGCAAGCCTCAATAAAATTCCCAACAACTGCATCTAATCCAAAAAATTTCCATGAACCTGATAGGATGAATGAAGAAGACATACCTTTTTAAACAATCTTAAATAAACGGCAACAAACAATGTTCAACTCAGGATTTTACCCAACCCCTTCCGAAATAGCGGACAGGATGATTGAACCCTACCGGGATAAGATAAAAAACGGGGCAATGATTTTAGACCCCTCAGCCGGTAAGGGAGATTTGCTTATGGCTTGCAAATACGCCGGGGCTTCAAAACAGAACCTTTTTGCAATTGAGATTGAACCGGATTTGCGGGCGATACTCGCAGAAAAAGACTTCCGGCTAATTGGCGACGACTTTTTGAAATACAGGAGCCACTATCTTTTTGACCTCATTGTTATGAACCCTCCCTTCTCAGATGGAGAGGAACATATTTTAACCGCATGGGATATTCTACGCCGGGGGGAATTGGTTTGCCTCTTAAACGCTGCAAGCGTTGACAACGTGAACTCCCGGAAGCGTGAACTACTTTCAGAGATAATATTGCAACACGGAGCCGTTGAGAGGCTTGGAAAATGCTTCAAAAGTTCTGAGCGGCCAACCGGCGTTGAGGTTGTAATGATTCGGCTCCACAAAGAGGGGGACAAAGACTTTTTCCAATTCGATTTGAAACACCAACCCCGGCGACAACCCGGCTTTCAAAACGGAGAGGTTGACTTGGAAAACCAAGTTGCACGAGCGGATTTTATTTCTGCCTTGGTTGAGACTTATGAGCAGGTTGGACAGGCTTACGAGCAATTCATTACAGCCCGGAACCGGCTGAACTTCTTTGTAGATACCCTGAAACCCCACTACTATGAAAAGTACGACGCTGAGCGGGCAAGGCACAAATGCAACTCGAAAGAAACCCGGCAAATGGATTTGGCCGAATACAACGCTTACATGGACTGGATGAAGGGAGCGGCTTGGCAAACAGTTTTCAACCGGACTAAATTGCGCTCAGTCCTTACCTCGAAAATCAGGCAGGATTTTGAGGCTTTCCAGAAACAACAAGGGCAGGCCGAATTTACGGTTGATAATATCCACCTGCTTTTTGAAATGCTCTTTGTCAACCGGAACGAGAACTTTCAACGCTGCATCGTGGAAGTCTTTGACCGGCTTTGTTCATACGACAAAAAGAATCGAATCCATTGGGAAGGCTGGAAAACAAACGACGCTTACAAGGTAAACCAAAAGGTTATTATGCCTTGGTTTGTGAAGTTTGACGTTTGGGATAAATACAGCAACGAAGGAAAATTTGACCTCCATTATGGAAACGGCGAACAACTTGACGACATTGACCGGGCTTTATGCCTGATAACCGGGAAGCCCTTTGATTCGATTCTCAGGATAAAAGAAACCCTCCAAAACAAGTTCAAAGAAATTGGCCGAATCAGGCCAAACCAAGACTTTTCAAACGTAGCGTTCAGCGAATTTTTTGAGATGCGGTTTTGGAAGAAAGGAACCCTGCATTTTATTTTCCGTGATAAATTCGTTTGGCAGGAGTTCAACTTGCGAGCTGCAAAAGGCAAAAACTGGTTGCCGGAATGAAAAAATCTGGAATTGAAATCGGGTACGCTTATGATTCTTCTGATATTTCCAGAAGAATAAACAAAGGATTTGGAACGCATTACATTTCCATTGATGGAGATTTTTTTGCCCAAAAAGACTTTGATGAAGCATCTGCAACCGCAAAATCATACCTTGAAAAAGGATTTCAACTTAATTCCCTTTATCGCCATTGCTTGATTTATTTGACAAAGAGCGAGAAAGAAATTGATGACTATGAACTTCTAAAAAAATATGGCAAACAACTGGACGATGGCCGACGTTGAGCGGCTCCAAAAGAAAAAGCAGCAATCCAACGGCTCAACCAGCCAAAAGAGGTTTCAGGCTCTTGGAAGGTTGAAGGCCGGAACGATGAACAAGACTGAGGCAGCATACGCCAATCTGTTGGAAGCGCGAAAACGTGCCGGGGAAATTCTTTGGTATTCTTTTGAGCCCATCAATATCCGGCTGGCAAAGAACACCTTTTACAAGGTTGATTTTCTCGTAATGACGGCAGAAGGCTATTTGGAGGCGCATGAGGTCAAAGGGTTCTGGACAGATGATGCGCGGGTTAAAATCAAAATTGCATCCGAAAAAATACCCGTCTTGAAATTTGTAGCCGCCCGCCTCGAAAAAAACAACTGGATATATGAACATTTTTAACTAAACCATACTCGACATGGCTACTCAGCAACGAAGCGTTTCCGGCATTTATTTCCGCTATCAAAACCCGGATACTCAAAAATTGGAAAATTGGACTTTTGAAGATTTGCCAGAAGAAAAGCAAAATGAAATTCTTGATTCCAAAGACCATGAATTTGTAAAAGGGCTTGCCCGGATTATGGCAAAAAAACTCAGAGAGGTTTGCGACCAATTTGATATTGCTGCCGAATAACCACAAACCAAATAAAGCGTTATCTTTGTAACAGTTTTTCACTTTTAAACTTGGCTATATGATTGCTCAACCAATTTCCCCCATAACTGAGGGATTCGCAAAAGTCCAGAAGGCGTACAGCATACGCCATTACTTCAAAAAAGCCCCTCCAAATTGGCCGTTTACCCCCCTGCAATGCGTTCAATACTGGAAACAGCACGGGGAATGGCCTATGGTTCTTATGAACGAGGCAGAACCCGTTTTGGCCGTTTACGAAATCTTTGAATGGTATCAAAAACGGATGCGGCCAATGCTTGACCAATTCTTTACCCCTCCTGCCGTTGCCCGGCAACTTGCAAGGGTTGCGGACAGGTTCAGCGCGAAACCCGAAACCCTTACGCTTGATATGTGCAGTGGATTCGGTATGCTTTCATACGCGATGAACGAGGCCGGGTATCCTGCCGTTGGCTTTGACATTGACCATGAACTCGTTTCCCTCTCTCAACTTCTGATTGACGAAAACGTTGCCCCCGGTTCTGCTTTCTACTTCGAAGATTTCACAGTAATTGACGAACTTGCCGGCCAATACCAAATGATTGTCTCCAACCCGCCGTTCACTAATATGCCGCTTTTCCTGCAAAAACTGGATTTGCTGCTCACCAACGAAGGAACCGCCGTTCTGATTCTGCCGATTGGCTTTTTGCAAAAAACAAGGCCGTCAAATCTCGTGGCTGCCTTGCATAAATTCGATTGCATTCATGCTGAGCCGGTAAAGGAGCCTTTCGCGCAAACCGGAATAAATACAGAAATCGTTGTTTTGCGCAAGCGTTTCTGAAAAAACCTTCGCTTCTTTTTAACAGAAAACACAACTTTTCACCATTAAATAAAACGGTTATGCAAAGCCTTATTTTTCAACAACTCGAAACCCTCGAAAGAATCCAGATTCTGGAGGAAAACGCACACGAAATTTTACCGGCCTACGAATACGACAAGGTTCTTACCGATGAAGATTTGATTGAAATCAGGGAGCAATACGCTGAAACCATGATTGAGGTTGAAAAACTTTTGGAAGAAAAACAGCGCGTTTTGGAGGAAATCAACGAACAACTGAAAGGCAAAAAACGGGTTGCCAAAACCGAACTCGAAAAAATCAGAACCGGCAGGGAGCGCGTTACCGAAAAATGCTTTGTCATTCAGGATGATGTTACAGGCGATTTTGGAACCTACAACGCACAAGGCCAACTCCTGCACGAGCGCAAAGCAAGGAAAGGAGAGCAGAAAGGAATCAAATTTTACCGGGGCGAAAACGAGAACGAAATCATTGCAAAGGTTGGCTAATGGCTTGCTTTTGTATTCAATTGGCTTCATCATTTGAATATGGGGACTGCGAACGTCTCAGCCCCCGTTCACAACTTTTTAAACAATCTAAACGTAAAAGAAACATGGCAGAAGAAAATCTCCCAATCCAACTGAACAACCCTACGCCGGGGAATTACGAAATCATTATCCGCAACGGCGAAGCGTCGTACTTGCACGACCCCGCACCCCTGTCTGAAAGCGGCGTTATCACAGCCCCGGCAGACTTTTACAAAATCAGGAAGGCGGAAAACAGGCCGGGAACCGAAACGCCGTTTTTCCTAAAAGCCTCAACGCTGATACGGGTGAACCGAAGGCTTGGAATTATCATTTTGGTTTGGGATGAAAACAGCAAATTCCGGCAGACGATAACCGGCAACCTGACCCCTTCGGAGTATTTCGACAACCTTGGCATCAATGATTACTCCACCATGCGAACGCCGAACGAACTTGCAACCCTTCTCAAGCGGAACCGTTTCCTTTTCACGGACAAAGAAGTTGCGATGAAATTGATTGCTGACCTCAGCCGTTTCAAAGCAACCGTTCAAACAGAACTTGCTCAGGAAAAAGACGAACGGGGAAACAAAAAGAACATGATTGCGACCAGTGTTGATACCAATATCCCGGTTGAGTTTGAAATCAGCATTCCGATGTTCAAAGGCTTCCCCCCGGAAAAGATTATGGTTTCAATCGGCCTCGAAACTCAGGGGCAGCAAATCGTTTGCTACCTTGAAAGTCTGCAAGCGAAGGAATATTTCGAGAGCCGACGCGACGCGATTTTTGACGAACAATTGCAGGTGTTCAAACAAGACGGAATTGCCATTATTGAGCAATAAGAAGTTTGCTATCGTTTATTTTTTGGATTGCCTGACCTCCTTTCACGGGGGTTGGGCATTTTTTTTGCAGTATTTATTACCTTTGTAACACTTTTCACTCACCAAACTTGGCTTATGCTGAACAAACTCTTTTTGATTCTTGCCCTTTTTCTTCTCAAAATTGCCCCTGCTTTCTCTCAAAACGACTTCGATTATACTTTCTACCCGGCAGACAAATACACGCGGCAAACGCGAATTGCAAGCCTTGATTCGGCCTCTCAGAAGGTTCTTTGGAAAACAGATTCAACCGGCTCAGTTATGCGGGTATGCGTTGAGAAGAAAGGCGACGAATTAAAGGTTTTCAACCTATCCAACCCGACCAACATCCTTTACCGGGAAAAGGTAAAATACCTTGGCATTGATGCCAACCAATGCCTGATTTACGAGGCTCAAACCGAAAAGAAGGAAATCCTTACCCTCAGCCCCGTTTTAGGCTTTGCGCTCGTTACTTTCCGAAACTGCGAAGGGAACAAGTTTGCCAAAAACCCGGACGATTGCGACAAGGTTATGCACTGCTTTGGCAGCATTTTGAACCAATACAAACTCCGATAAAATGGCGAAGGGCAAAAAGACGACCGCAATACCCTACCAACTTTTCCCGGACAACCCCCGCGTCATTACGGATGATGAATTTCTCAGGCTTGGCGAAAGTATGGGGGAATTTGGCAGCCTTGACGGGATTGTTGTAAACCTTTCCCCCGGCAGATATGAGGGGGCTTTCATTTCCGGCAATCAGAAGGTCAAACATATTGGCCTCGAAAACGTCATTCCGGTCATAACTGAAAACTTCGATGAACCAACGGCAGCCGGTACGGTACGGTTGGGGCATATCCTTTACAAAGGCGAAAAGTTTCCATACCGGGAAGTGTATTGGTCAGAAACGAAATGCGAGATTGGCAATATACGGGCAAACAATTACGGCGGTCATAACGACCCCTCCTTGCTTCGCCTTTTCCCGGATGAAGTTCTTTTGCAGTCCGGCATTGATATGAAGCATGAGGAAGCCATGTTCAAACTTCTGCAAACCTTCATGCCGGTTCAGCAAACAGATTTGCCGCCTGAACCGAACATTGACAAAAGCCGGGTTGAGCAGGAATACGAAAACTACCTGAATCAAAATATCCGGCAGGTTGTTTTATTCTACGCCGGGGAACTGTATGAGCGCGTTATTGAACGCCTTGGCGAACTTTGCGAGGAACACGGCATTGAAGATAATAGCACCCTCATTTTGAAACTAATCGGTATCGAAGATGAAAACAAAGATGCAGATTGAAACAGTCGAAGTTGATGGGCTTCTCTTTTATTGCCGAAAAGGAACCAGCGACAAAAAAGCAATCAAAGAGGTTGTCGAACGCAAGGCTTATTTCAAAAAGGATTTCTCAATACAGCCGGGGGAAAAGTGGCTGGACTTTGGCGGCAACATTGGAGCCTTCACAGTCCTTGCCGCTTCGATGGGAGCAAAGGTTGATGTTTTCGAGTGCGACCCGCTTTCCTGCATGATGATTGAGGACAATTTGAAACTCAACAATCTGAACGCCAATATACACCAAAAAGCCGTGACAATCAAAAACGGCCATGCCCACATGAGTATAAGCAAAACCGGGCAGTTTTGGCGAAACTCTCTCATAAGGAATTGGGGCGGCGGCTTAATCAAGGTTCAGACGGTTGATTTCCGGGATTACCTTACCCCTGAGCATTGCGTAAAGATGGACATTGAAGGCAGCGAAATGGAGGTAATTGAGAATTGGCCTTTCCAGACAAAAAAACTCGTTTTCGAGTGGAGTTTCGACATGGACGATAATATTGACAGATACCGGGCAGCCGTTCAAAAACTCAGGGGAATCTACCCAAACATCAAAGCGGATTCGATTGCCGAAAAGCACAAGGTTTGGCAGAAGTCTTGGTTTCCTCCATGTAAAAACGTTTGGTGTTATGCAAACAATTGAACTCGAAAGAAGGCAGATAAAGCCAAAGGATTTTGTGATGCGCAGCGCAGAAGAAAACGACTGTGAAACGCTGATTACAGAAGATACGTTGGTCACTACGGGGGGGGGGCAAAGCAATAATTGCATACCTTTCTTTGAAGGATAAAGTTGATACTGATGCGCTCAGATGGGCTTGCCTCACAACCAAGTATGGAACCTCAGTTAGAACACGCGGCCTAATATCTCAATCAAGAACCTTTGGTTTTATGCCCCGCCGTCCAATTCTTGCGGATTACTGCCATGATAGCGATATAAAGGCAATCGGGGCAAAGCAAAGCATCGTTTTTAAGGACTTCGCAAAACAGTTAGAGGGATTTTATAGGCAGCATTTTCCCGAAATTCTGGAAAAGCATTATCAAACAGTAGAGGAAAAGATATTGCCCGAATGGAGAATTGAGGGCAGCCCTTTCACAAGCGGAATCGTCAATAAAGACAACCCCCTGAAATACCACAGGGACGCGGGCAACTTCAAAGGCGTTTTCTCCAATATGGTTGCCTTCAAAAAGGATGTTGCGGGCGGGCGGCTTTGCCTTCCTGAGTTTGGAATCAAATTTGAGATTGCAGATAATAGCCTTCTGATATTCGACGGCCAAACTTATGTTCATGGAGTTACCCCAATAATCAAACTGAGCGGCGAAGCATACCGATATACCGTTGTTTGGTACTCATTGGAACAACTTTGGCAATGTTTGCCGCTCTCAGACGAGGCCAAAAGGATTCAAACAAAGAAAACCCAAAGGGAAAGAAAGCGCGTTGATTTGATTCGAGAGCATAAAAACAAAGGTTAACAAACCTTACAAAAAATGGCATTTTCAAAGGACGACAAAATAAAATTCATTGAGGTTTTGAGAGCCAAAAACCTGCACGTTGGCAAGGCTTGTGAAGCGTTCAAAGTCAGCCGGGTTACATATTACGAATGGCTCAAAGATGAGTGGTTTGCAGAACTCGTAAAGGAGTTGGAAGAAAGGGAGATTGACGACAGTGAAGAAATGCACCGTTGGTTGCGCTCAGGAATCCCGAAAGTTGAAACCCTGAACGGCATTCCGACCGTTACCGGCTGGCATAAAGAACCAGACCGGGTTGCTCTTGAAACCTTCCTCAGAACCAAAGGAAAGAAGCGGGGTTGGCAGGAAGAAAACAGGATTACAGGAACCGGCGCAAGCGGGGAAATCGTGATTGTGCGAATACCCGACAATGGCCGGGATTCTAAATAGGAAACATTAGCCATGTTTCAAAGTGGTGGGTTGTTCGGGTTTTGCAAAAAACTTGGCAACCCATTTTTATTTTACCGGAAAGTGTTACCTTTGTAACATTATTCACAAATCACTTTTAACATGGCAAAAAAAGCAACAGAAACAGAAGATGGAACCGTTTATGGCGCGGTTTCAAATGGCGCTCAAAACCTTATCAGATTGAGCGAACCCTACAAAGCAATAGTGAAAATACAAGGCACGGAAAAACTGCTCCTGCACTCATGGAACAACGAAGCGATAAAGGCAAAATCGGAAGCCAAGCGGGGAAGCGCACAAAAGAAAACCGATGATATTGAAAACTACGTTCAGCGCGATGAAGATGGTCACATTGCAATTCCTACCCTGAATTTTTGCGCCTCTATTCGGGAAGCGGGGCGCGACTACCAAGACCCCTCCAACCCCCGCAAGATGTTCCGCGACCGCCTCAAAGCAATCGTTGTCCCTTACAAAGAATGGGGTAAAATCAACGGCGGGGTAAAGAAATGGGAGGAAGAAGATTCGCGCCGTGTGGTGATTCAAAAGGCCGGGATAACGAGAACCCGACCGGCGTTTCAAAAGGGTTGGACAATCGAATTTGAAATCATGGTCATGGCTCCTGAATACCTTTCGCCCGAACTGCTCAGGAACATCATTGACGTTGCCGGGCTGTTTCAGGCAATTGGAGACTTCCGGCCAACCTACGGGCGTTACCGGGTTGAGACATTCAAGACCGAAAAGGTTTTGCCCGGCTCCAACGGGCAATAAGAAATACCACATGGATTGCACAGGCCAACATGGGCATTTCAGGACATGGTTTCGAGTGGCAAGGCTAACGGGTTCGGCATTGCACGGCATGGAGCGCACAGAACCGGAATTGGTTCGGCGCGGTTTTCAAAGGAATGGAAAGGCCAACGGGAGAGGAAAGGCAAGGTTGGGCATGGAATGCTCTTGCAAGTTGGGGCATTGAGAGGCCAATGGGTCAGGCGGGTTTCGGTTTGATGCGGCATGGAGGGCAACGGAATTGCAGACTTGGCAATGGTTGGGCGGGGCTTGGATAGGTGTGTTGAGCAATCGCAAGGCTAATGGGTAAGGTGAGCATCGGTTTGGCGGCGTTAGGTTCGGTTAGGCACAGCATGGAGGGCAATGGCTAACGGGTTCGGAACGGCGGGCTACGGTAGTGCAGCCAAAGGCAGAGTTCGGATAGGTATTCTGTGGCTAATGGGTACGGTGTGTCATGGTTTTCAAAGGTGTTTTCAGGCGTGGCGAATTGTGGTTTGGACTGGCTAACGGGCTTGGATTGGTACGGATAGGTTCGGTTAAGATAGGTTGGGTTCGCTCAGGATTTGTAAGGCCAACGGGTGCGGTATTTGTTCGGCTTGCAACGGTGGGGTTTTCAGGGGTTGCGCATGGATGGGTTAGGACAACGGGAAGGGAGGGCAAAGGTGTTGCATTGTCTGGTTAGGAGATTTCCGGCGAGGAAATTTAAACTCCAAAAAACCTTTTGCAAATCCCCCAAAAAATATTCCGCAAAACGTTCAAAAAATATTCGACATGGCAGCAAATTCAAATATCCAATGGACAAAGCATACTTGGAACCCGGTTGAAGGTTGCCGGAAGGTTTCTCAGGGCTGCAAGTATTGCTACGCCGAACGCTTGGTTGAAAGGTTCAACAAGCCCGGCCAACCCAAAGAAAAGGACTTCTCAAAAGTTCGCCGAACAAGCGCACAAACTTGGAACTTCCCCTACAAAATCCACAAGAAACTGACAGGGAAAGAGCCGTTCACAGAACGGCTTGTTTTCACCTGCTCAATGTCAGATTTTTTTATTTCGGAGGCAGACGAATGGAGGCCGGAAATGTGGCGTATCATTCGGGAAACCCCCAACCTGATTTATCAAATTCTTACCAAGAGGCCGGAACGGGTTTTGGAAAACTTGCCCCATGATTGGGGCGAAGGATACCCCAACGTTTGGATTGGCGTTTCAACAGAGAATCAGGGAAACTTTGACCTTCGCGTTCCAATTCTCCTGAGCATTCCGGCAAAGGTTCGCTTCCTGAGCATTGAGCCTTTGATTGGAGAAATTGACTTGACAAAAGTCATGGAATCCAACAAACTTGATTGGGTGATAATTGGAGGGGAAAGCGGCAACGAAAGCGGCAAATCAAGATACCGGCCATGCAATGCAAATTGGATTCAGTATTTGACAGCAATGTTTCAACTTGCCGGGGTTCCTGTTTTTGTAAAGCAACTTGGAACATACTTGGCAAAGGGAATGGGTTTGCAGGACAAAAAAGGCGGTAACATAAACGAGTTCCCCGAAGGTTTGCGCATTCGTCAATGGCCGAAAGGTTATGAAGGCAAGAACATAGAAACAAAACCCATTAACGCTTTAAATCTTTTTGACCAATGATGAAGTTGAGAAAAATAAAGGCGAATTTCTGGATTGTTTTGGGGCATCTTTGGCTCTTGCCAGTTACGATATTGACAATCATTTCTGTAATACTCCTGCATATTGCAACCTCGTTTTTGGGGGTTGCGATTCCTGCCCACAAAAGGTATTTTGTTGAAGGCCGAAAGGAAATTCTTTCAACAATGCAACCCTTTTTATCAAGCGTTTGGTGTGACCTGCTTTCCGGCTGCCTTTGGTTCATATTGTTTTTGTGGTTAATTTTACGCAATTAAATAACCAACTATGGCTCTCAGGATTAAATTGAATTTCAACGCTGAAATGGAGGTTGAGAATGACTTCTATATCAGAACTCCACTTGGCAAAACGATTCACTTCAAAGCCGGGCAAAAATATCGCGGGCAACAAGATGAACCTGAAAATGGGTTTTGGATTCTCCACGAAGGTTTTGTTGCGAATATCCCGCCCGGAAACCCTATAACTGTTAAACAATATGCTGAACAAACTGCCTGAGCAATACCGAATCAGAACCGGACAACTTGCCTCAACGCCTGAATTTGGAGCCAATGGCGCGTTCCTGATTCCCTGCCCGCCTCCAAGGGTATCTTCATTTCGATTCCTTGTTATTTGCTCAGATGGCGGGGGTTGGGAACACGTTTCAGTATCAATCTATGATTCAATGAAGAAACGAACTTCCGGCTTTACGCCTACATGGGAGGATATGTGTTTCATAAAGAATCAGTTTTGGAGCGAAGATGAAGCGGTCATTCAATTTCACCCGCCGAAATCCCTGTACGTCAATAACCACAACCATTGCTTGCATCTTTGGCGGTGTACCCTCAAACCCCCTTATGACGGCTTCCCGTTGCCTCACCCGTTTTTGGTTGGTGTGATGGGGTTTGAGATAGGCGAAAAGGGGCATGAAATGCTTGCAAAGATGTCTGATGCCATGCAGGAACAAACCCGGCGAAAACTCTTAACAGGCGATTGGAGGCCAACCGATTTTAAAGGATGAACAAAGCCGAACTCGCATCTTTGAAGGCTTTTTTTGAAGCCTCAGAACTTCCAAAAAGCCCCATAAGGCTGGACGGGAATACTGTCATTGAAAGCCCGGCAGATTTCGTTGTCGGGCATTTGGAATATGTTGAGGCCAACTTTGCAAACCGAACTGCTAAACCCTATTATGAACGCCTTGTAAAACTCAGGCAAATTATTGAAGGACATGGGTAATTTGACAGTCATTTACATTGACAAGGCAAACGGGAAATTGGCCGGGCAAAGTCGGGAAGTTTTGAAAGAGGCTTTCGATTCGCTGCCAGACGGCAATTACAAGGTTGTATTTGATGAACAAAAGCGGGGCTATACTCCAAGCCGTTACAAATACTACTTCGCCCATGTACTTGAAACAATCCTGCTCACTTGCGGCAATCGTTTCGAGGTTTTGGATGGGGAAAATTTCAGGCCGGTAAAGAACACTCAGGAAATCCATGAGGCTTTGAAGATGAAATACAACCCGGTCATTGTGCGAACCCCTTTTGGAGCCTATGCAATGCCAAGCAGTACAACCGGCCTTTCAGATGGTGAATTTATCGGACAATTCGAGGAAACAATAATTGCTGAGTTTTCACAACCCCCCTTCGGATGCTATTTTCTGAATCGTGAAGAATGGGCGGCAATGATGAAAGAGCGTCACCAACCATTTCCGAATCAATGAAAAACAAGTTGACAAAAGAGCAGAATAACCGCCGTTACAAACTGCACCAAATCATAAAAACAGAATATCGGTATCACCCGAAAACAAAGATTGTTGAGATTGATGAAGTTAAAAGGGGTATTGCAAGTCCAAAGGTTGAGCAAGCATTGCGCGAACTCCAAACACGGTTTGCATATTCGCTGCAAACAGCGATACCAACTTGGAGAATAGGAAATAAGGTAAGGATTCAACCTAAATTTGAACATCCAAGGGAACGGGGTAAACTCTTTGAAATCATCGGAATATCCGGCAAGTTTGCCACTATAAAGGCCAATTCAGGAAGATGGAGAAAGCCTTTTGAAATACAAATCAATCGAATCATTCCAATATAAAAACATGGCTGATTTTTTGAGTTTTGAAAAGAACGGGCAAACGGTTTTGATAAACCTTGCCCACGTTGTTGCAGTCAACTACAAGCCCGACAAAGGGGCTGGAAAGAAGCAACAAGTCCATATCCTTGGTCAAATAATACTGAAAAACAAATTCGGAGATTCGGATATTTTCGGGCTGGCAACAATAGAAACATTGGAGTTCGATACCGTTGACGAGGCTCAGGATTGCGTTGACAATTGTTTCGGGCATGAAGAAAAGAAGGCAAGCCTTTGGGAAAAACTCTTTCACGGCTTCCTAATAGCAGCCGTTGTTATCGCTGTCATTGCAACTCTTGTCCTCATGGTTTCATCTTTGTTTAACCCGGACTTCAATATTCTTAAACATTTCTGATGGCTGAGAAAGATATTTACGAGATTGAACGGAGAACCATTTTTGACCTGCTTTTCAGGTTTGTTGATTGGGGTATGTGTAGTTCAATCTCAGTAGAAATATACCCCCGCGAAGTTGAGAGCGGCGTTTGGATTCAGGCTAAAATCACGCTCAGGAGCGGCGCGGTTTTAACAATAAGCGGCCAACGAACTTCCATATTCCGGGAGCGGCTAATAAAGAAGTTTGATTACATTCGCGGCGAAGGCGGAAACCCCAATCTCCCTGAATTTAAAAACCCTCCACCGCCTCCACCGCCTCCACCAATAAAGCCAAAATCACCTATCAACATTTTGTAAACATGGCACTCACTAAAATTCAGGAAATCCACGAACTCTTTGAGTTTGACTTGCTCGAAATCATCCGGCAGTCAAACGATGATTCATTTTTGGAGGCTTGCAAGCCCGAAGGCGTTGCCCTGCAAAAATTCGTCTCCGATGTCGAATATTGGAGAACATTCTACCCTCAGTACAACTTCATAACTGAAAAGCAGTTGCAACATATCTGCTTTAAATACGGCATTCGGGCGGCTCCTTATTGGCTGTATCGCGGCGAAATCCCTTGCATCAACAAAGAGCATATCAAGAATTTCAGTCTTAGAAATCAGGATATTCTTTGCACCGTCCCCCCGGTGATGGGCAAGCGGTTCAATCCCGGTGAAGATTCTTTCCGGGTTTCATCCGGTTGGCTCTCATTAGAGGAAGCAGAAAAGCCCGGCGCGATTTTCTCAGTCATGGGCAAACTCGCTTTTATCACGGCAGGAAATAAATGCAGTCTTTACGGTTTCTTCCGGGGCGAAGGCGGAACCCGTTGCGCGGTTCAATACTTCTCTCAAAGTTCTGCATTGCCCCCGCTCGAAAGCGACGGCAAACAAGTCCGGGCTGTACTTCGCCTCAACACAAAGGCTTTCAACGCTCCAATGAATGTCTATTATTCGAGGCATATTTGCCCCCTCATTGTTGCCCCGCTCAGTGACTTCCGGGAAGGTATGGAAGTGTTGGGTGCGCACTTGGTTCCAAAAAACGAGGGAGCATTGCGGATTCATTCAACACCCAATCCTTTGCGGTTTGAAAAATACATTTCTGAATGCAAGGAACGCCGGGGAGATTTTCAAGCAGTTCAAATGCAGGGTTCGGCGCAAGTTTCAATTTCAAGCCAACAGCGCGTTGAGGCTACATTGAGCCAACTTGCTGCCGACCGGGTAAAGAAAGCGGAACAAGCGGAAAGGGAAGCATATTTGCGGCAACTCCAAATTGACGACCCGATTGTATTGCAGCCGGTCAATGGCGGGTACTTGGTCGTGACGAAATGGGGCAAAGAGGCCGAAATTGCAGACTTTTCAAATCCTGTCCTGAATTAAATGGCGCGGCTTTTGCGCTCAGCAAAATATGACACAACCTGAATTTGCAGCCAGAATTGAGGCTTACATGAACGCCAACGGAATGACGCTTTCCAAAGACAAAGGAACGCTGAATATCGTCTATATCGAAGGCTGCAATCACGACGGCACACCAAACGCTGACCTTCCAAACCGATGGAATGACCGGCGTTTGGTGTTGTCATTTTACGGCTCAGGGTTTCAAATCAAACTCAACTACCGGGCTACAACGGAACCGGGGAAATATTACACCCAAAACCCTCTCCATAAATACGGAGCCGCCCGTATCGCTTTCGGCCAATACAAGGCTTGGCAATTCGGCAAACACCAAGGCGTTCAGCCTGCATTGGTTCAGGTTGCCCCGGTAAAGGTGCATCGGGATATAAACAGAGACGGCAAGCGAAGCCCAAATGACCCTATTGATACGGGCATTTTTGGAATCAATCAGCATACAACAAAATTCGGTACACCCCCGGCAGAAGTTGGTAAATACAGCGCGGGTTGCCTCGTTGGTTGGTCTTATGCTCAGCACATTGAATTTTTGAATTTGGTAGCAACGGATGTGCGTTATCTTGATTCTCGCAAAGACTTTATCTTTGAAACCGCTATTCTTCCCGGCGACAAGTTTTTTTCGTTTCATGTGTAATGCAGGTAGTCAGAAATATCGAACCGCAACCCGGCTTTCAATGGTCGGTTTTGGAAAGCCCTGCCGACGTTGTGATAATGGGAGGAAGTGCGGGTTGTGGAAAAACTTTCGCCCTGCTCTTGGAAGGAATAAGGCACTTGGATGTATCGGGGTATAACGCCATAATCTTCCGGCGTGAACACGTCCAAATTTTTGCAACCGGGGGGCTTTGGGATAAAGCATTAGAACTGTATTTGGGGCTGCCCATGCCATACACTCCAACCGTCCGACAAAACAATCCCTCTTTCAAGTTCCCCTCCAACGCTTCAATAAACTTTGGACACCTGAATCAAACCCTTGATGTACTGAAATATCAAGGGGCTGAAATCGCCTATATCGGTTTCGATGAACTTACCCATTTCGAGGAATACCAGTTTTTTTATATGCTCAGCCGGAACCGGACAACTTGCGGCGTTCGCCCTGTTATCCGTGCGTCCACCAACCCGCAAGGCTCAGGGTGGGTAAAAGAGTTGATTCAATGGTGGTTATATCCAGATGATTTTCATATCGAAAGTTTGAGGGCATTTCCAATCAAAGAGCGGGCGGGCGTTCTAAGGTATTTTGTTCGGTATCACGGTGAAATAATTTGGGGGGACAATCAGCATGAGGTTTGGGAGCAATTGCCCGAACATGAGCGCGGCCAAATTCCAGAATCTTCAATAAAAAGCATTACTTTCATCGGAGGTAAGTTGGCCGAAAACCCTGCCCTTACCAGCAAAGACCCCGGATATGTTGGCGGGCTTTTAGCGCAAAGCGAGATTGACCGGGTTCAACTTTTGGATGGCAGGTGGATTGACCCGAACCTTGACGACCGCCGTCTTTATGAAGACGCTGAGATTTACGACTTTTTCACAAACAGTTTCGTAAAAGGAACCGGGCTTGCCAAGGACAGGTATTTGACGGCAGACGTTGCCTTGGAAGGGGGCGACAGGTTCACCGTTGGCATTTGGGATGATTGGGTTTTGGAACATTATTATGAATCTGTGCATATACCCCCGGAGGAAGTTCAGCCTTGGTTAGAGGGGCTTGCAAAAAAACATGGCGTTCCCCGGTCAAACATTTCTTTTGACGCTACCGGCATTGGCTCCATGCTCAGGGGCTACCTTTCAAATGCCCGCCCTGTTGTTGGGGCTTCAACACCTTTGGAAGATAAAGAGGAAATCGGGAAGGGGCAAAACAAGGCAAAAAGGAGCCAATACCTCAACCTTCGCGTTCAATTGTTTTACAAATTCAAAGACATTTTGGCAAATAGGCAGGCTTTTTGTGCGATAGATGATATAGATTTGCGGCGTAACATTACCGCCGAATTGAAGGCAATCAAGAAAGGGATTACTTTGGCAGACGGCAAATTGCGGATAATTCCAAACGAGGAAATCCGGCTCCTGCTCAAAGGCAAAAGCCCTGACCTTGCAGTAATGATTGTCCAACGTTCGATTTTTGAACTCAAACCAGCAACCCGAAAGGTTCATACCCGGAAGGTTCGCGCAATATCCTAATTTATGGAACAACTTTCCGAGTATGGGCAGGCTCTTTTGGAAGCCCATATAATCGCCCTCAGAACTTACAAGGCGCATGATTTTCGTGTAGTTGACACAAGGGCTACACTCATTCGCTCAGAAGGGCAGCAAGGCCGTTTGGCGGCTCAGCAAGCAAAGCGTGAAGTGAACGGCGAACGTGCTGAAATGGCCGTTGTCAGCAATGACGAACGGGCAGCAAAGACAATCCGAAAAATAACGTTCGGGAAAAAAAAAGAAGGCTTGGAGCCTCAGACGTTTCAGTTGAAGCGCGTATCCAAAAGAGGCAGCAGCCCGGTTCAGACAGCGCAACCGGAAAATCTGCAATCTCCCCCCTCTCAATTGCAAAAGCCGCAACCGCAAAAACAGGAGCCGGAAAACCCCGAAAAAGAAGTTGTTGCGGATGAACTCAGTAGCGAAGCCGCCGAACTCGCAAACCCATTGAGCAAAGAAGAAATGACGCTCTTGCTCGAAATGAAACCGGCTGGCATCGGCAAAGAATTTGGCCTTGCCCGGCTTCGCTCAACTGCCGATATGCTGGAAATCGAATATAAGGAAAGCCACAGCGCAACCGCCTTGGCAACTGCAATTCTCAACCATGTAAAAAAGTATCGGCAGAAATGATACGAGGCCGTCTTAAAAGCGATACCGGGGCAATAATTGCCGACTTCAATCTGCCTGAGAATTTGTCAGAATTGAAACTTTCACAATATGTTGATTTTGTGACGGCAACAAAGCGTCTTATTGGCGAAAGGCCGGAAGATGAAATCGAAAACCCGGTTGTTGTAATGGCCGACGCGGTTCACGCTGTTTCCGGGGTTGACCTGAATACGATTCTGAAAAGCCAAGTCGGGAATATGTATTTGGAGAGTGAAGAAATTGATGAAACGCTCAGGGGTTGTTACGGCTGGATTGCAAAGGTTTTGACAGCATATAAGCCAAAAGCAAGAACGAAAGACGATTTTGCTTTTGAGCATAAAGGCCAAAAATTCCTTATCCCGTATATCGCTCAAAGCCCCCTCTATCATCGGGCTATTTTACCGAACATATCTACCGGGCAAGCAATTTCCGCATACGAATTGTTGCGGCTTTCTGAGCGGGTAAAATCTCAAAAAGGAGACCCAACAGGCAGCCGTATGTTTACGGACTATCTTGAAATGATGGCAATACTCGCTCTAAAAGAAGGCGAATCATTGCCGGTTGACAGGAATGAACGCCTTTTGCATATTGAAAAAAGGGTTTCGCTTTTTCAGGATATTCCGGCAAACGTTGCGTTGGACGTGGATTTTTTTTTAAACAGTACACTATTAGCCTTGAAAGAAACCCACAGTATAATTGGTTCTTTAAGCCTCCCCCTTTTCGGTATCGCGGTGGTGACCAAAAGGCAGAACGCGAAGCGCACGAAAAAGCAAAAGCGCATAGCAAGGAAGTATTCAACCGCGTAGGTTGGAATCAACTTTATATCCGGCTCCTGAAAAACGGATGGGTTGGAAACACTTATGAGCAGATTTTCAACAGCAACTTTGAAAAAGTTGTCGAACTCATTTCAGCAGAAAATGCGGAACAATGAATATCGAACTTGAAGATTTTTATGCGGCCTTGCGCGATTGCGTAAGATTTTACCCGGATTCTGGCAGCAAATGTTTGAGGCTGAACGGATTCCGGGTTTTGCAATTTGATGGGGCAACGGAATTGACGAATGACAATATGGGGGCAACTGCCTGTGATAAAGCAAAACCCTATTTCTATTCGAGGGATTGGGAAAAAAGTTCTTGGAACGCCAACAAGGTAATTGGCTCCCTTCCGGTTCTTACTGCTTTTGAGAGAAGGGGAATAGCCAAAAACCCCTTCGACAAACAGGCAACCAGAACATACCAAATCCTGCTTTGCGTTTGGGATAAATACGACCAAGACAAATGTTCGGGCGGCTGCTCAGGGTGCGAAGCCCGAACGGTAAACGAGATTTTCAGGGACACGCAAATCATGCTTTTCAACGTCCTGTATTACCTCTCAGGCGTTGTTTTGGCTACAACCAGCGTTGACCCGGCAAAGCGTGTTTATCATATCAAAATGCTGGATGCGATGAAAACGAATGGCGATATAACGAGTTATCAGACCGTTCAAATGCTCAAAAACTCTATGAATGTCGCCAACAAAGAATACCAAATCTACCGGCAAGAAACCATAAGCGGCCAACTTTTTGGAAGCGCAATTGAAGTAACCATAAATTCATCTGATTGCCTGTCAACAGAGTTTGATTTCAGCCCGGCAGATTACGGGATAATCTCTCAGGAGGCGGGTTGCAAAAACTGCTAAGCAATGCTCAGATTTTCCCTCAATGTCGGAATCAATAAATACAGCCAATCTTTTTATGGCGGCAACGTGGACTTGCAGCAATGTGTATTCGATGCAACCCGGCTCTTTGACTACGCAAATGAGCGCGGCTTTCTGCCAATGCTTATGACCGACAAGAGCGCAACGGTTGCCAACTTCACCAATAAGATGGCGGAATATGCCAAAAGCCTGAAAAAAGGGGATATTTTGTTTCTCAGCATTTCGGGGCATGGCACATACGATGACTATATCCCTCCTAAAAGCAAAAAGACAAAACGCTTGACTGCCCATTGCTTCCATGATGGAATACTTTGGGATTATGAGATGCGGGAAATTCTCAAAAAATTCAAGTCCGGGGTGAAGGTTATCAAAGTTTCTGATTGCTGCTTTGCGGAAAGCAATTGGCGTTTTATCAGGGACGGAAAGCCTTACAACAGCGCAAGAGCGCGATATACCAAAATTCCAAAAGTTGAAATTTTGCCAACCCCTACGCAGGGCGATAAAAGGAGCATTCGTTGCAACTATTTCGACTATGCAAGTTCCAATATCTATCAGGTTTCATACGAAGATGAACGCGGCGGCGTGTTCACGACTGCCATATTGGAAGCCCTGAAAAAGCAACCCGAACTCAGTTACTACCAAGTATGCCGAAGGGCTTCCGAATTGATTGCCCCGAATTACCCGCAAAGCCCTATGTTTGAAAACGTCCGTTCAGATAAATTAACCGGCCTAAAATTTCTGACATGAAAATCTTGCTTTGTATCGTCGGAGGTTTTTTGATATTCATTGGCATTTTCGCAATCTTGGCTATCAGAGTTGGAGCCAAGGCCGAAAAGAACATGAAGCGAATTTTTGAAAATCACCAAGCAAAAAACAACTGATGGATGGCCGAACGGCTCAACATAAAGCAATCGCTTGAAAAGGTCATGCGCGTTCTCCAACATCGGCTCAGGAAGAAATTGGAGTCGCAAGGGCATAACCTCACGGGGCGGCTTGCAAAGAGCCTCGAATATGAGGTTGTGTTTGAAAACGGGGCATTTGTTGGAAGGATGGGCGGCGAAGATTATGGGTTGTTTTTGGAGTTTGGTATCAGGCCGGAAAAGATACCCTATTCGCCCGGCAGAGGTCGTGGCGGTCGGAGCCAATACATTCAGGGGCTTGTCAAGTTTTGGGAAAAAAAGGGGCTGAATGAAAGAGAGGCTTTATCGGCTGCTTTTGCGACTGCGAACGTTCACAAGCGCGAAGGCATACCAACGAGAGCCTCATATCAATTCTCCAGAACCGGAACCAGAACGGGGTTCATAACGGAAGTTTTGAATGAGAGCATTTTTGAAATACAAGGTTTGATGGAAGATGAATTTGAGGGGGTTGGCCTTGAAATACAATTGGGGGAAATGAAAAACATTGACCTTCTAATCAACGTAACGATTTGAAAATCCTGTTTGAAATCGTCGCTGACCAATCGCAAGCAGCCCTTGCCATTGAGCAGTTAAGAAACAAGATAAAGGAGTTGCGCATGGAACTCAGGCAACCGGGTATTGCTTCTGAGCGGGTTGCTGAGTTGAACAAAGAAATTGCCAAAACAGGCGTTGAAATTGGCAAACTTACTGAGCAGCAAAAGAACCTAAACAGGGAGTTTAAAGCGGCTCAACTTCCTAAAGACAGCCTTGCCGGGATTCGCATTGAATACGCAAAACTTACAGAGCAGGTTGCAAAACTCTCCAAGGCAGAACGCGAATCAAATTTTGGGCAAGCCCTTATCAAAAAAAGCGCGGCTCTCAAATCTCAGATAAACGACGTTGAACAATCGCTTGGCCGGTTCACTGGACAGGTAGGAAACTACCGGATTGCGGCTTTGAAGTTGGGCGACATAGTGACCGGGGGGCTTATCACCGGGGGCGTGTTCGCCCTATTGGAAGGGGTGCGAAGATTGGGAGCGCAAGTCATTAGTGTCAACGCTGAGGTTTCAGATAAAATTGCCGATGTTGCCAAGGCTGCAAATACCAGCATAGCCGCCGTTGAGCGGCTTTCGGATAGGCTGGAAAACAGGCAAACCCGTACCAGCCTCGTTGACCAACTTGGCATAGCCGAAATAGGCGGTAAACTTGGCGTTGCCGAAAAAGACCTTTTCAATTTCGTTGACGCGGTGGACGTTGTGAATGTCGCTCTTGGAGACCAGTTTGGCGGCAACGTTGAGGCAACAACCGATGTTTTGGGAAAACTGCGAAACGTTCTCTTGGATATAAAGAGCGGCGATATTGGCAAGGACATATTAAATATCGGCAATGCAATCAACGTGCTGGAATCGCAAGGCGCGGCGGGCGGCGCAAGCATAGCCGATATTACTTCCCGTATCGCCGGTTTAGGGCAGCAATTCGGGGTTTCTTCCGGGCAACTTTTGGGCATAGCCTCTACGATTGACGAGGTTGGCATATTGGCTGAACGAGGCTCAACCGCATACGTTCGCTTGCTTCAAAGGGTTGCCGAAACTCCCGAACTTTTTGCCAAAGTCGCAAAGGTTCCTGCCGACGAATTTAAGAAGTTGGTAAATGATGACATTTTCGGAGCCGTCAACCTTTTCCTTGAAAAACTCAATGACCGCAACCTTTCCAATACCGAACTGCAAAAGGTTCTTAATGACCTGAAATTGGAAGGTGTTGGAGTGAGTGAACTTGTCGGGAAGTTGGGCGGTGACATGGGCTTGCTCACTACGCGGGTTGCTCAGGCAACAGAAGCCCTTGGAAACAATGACAGCGTATTGGGCGAATTTGAGAAGCGAAACCAAACGGATGGCGCAAGCGTGGAACGGCTTTCAAACGCCTTCTCCAATCTTCTTACGGATGGGGCAATATCGGAAGGGCTTGCAGACATTATTGACCTGCTCACTCAATTCCTCGAATTTATCCGGCAAGATGCCGACAAGTTGTTTGATTGGGCAGCCGCAACCGATGGCATGGCAACGGCAAATGAAATCCTTGCAGAAAGCCTTGACAACGCGACGGCTCAAATCGTAAAGGAAACGGTTGCCACTGAAAAGAATTTCGCAATCCTGAAAAACGAAAAGGCTTCCCGTGATCAACGCAACGGCGCGATTCAGGATTTGATAAAATTGTACCCTACTATCCTGAATCAACAACAACTCGAAAAGGCTTCGATTGAGGAACTCGAATTGTTGCAAGTCGGGCTTACTTCAACTCTCAGGGAGCAAATTATCGAACGGCAGAAACTGAGAGCAAAAGAGGCAATCGAAACAGAGATTGTGCAAAAGCGGCTCAGACAGGTTGAGTTGGAGGCAACACCCGACCGGGCATTGTTGGGAGAACTTACGGCGGGCGAAACATTCCGAAATTTCGGAACGCTACTTTTTGCCAATGACCCTAAAAAACTGAGAACGAATCTGAAACAGCAATTCGATTCCGATATTGCGGAATTGGAGGCTTCTTTGAAAACAGTTGACCGAAATTTCGCAGGGCTTCGCAGCAAGGCAGAAGATAATCTTTCGGCGGCTGAGCAAGATGAACTTGACTTGCGGCGGCAATTCGCTGACCGGGCAAGTGGCTTGGCCTCGAATGCAGATAAAGCAAGCGGAGCGGTAAAGAATTTGGGCAAATCGGCTGAGGAAGCGGGCGACATTTCAGGAAAGGCGGGGCGCAAAGCAAAGAAAGCGGCTGAGGAACAAAACGAAGCGTTGGCCGCACAAATCCAGCGAATAAATGAACTCAGAAATTCCATTCGGGATTTTGACGCTTCAACGATTCTTAACCAGTTTGACCGGCAGATTACCGAAATTGAAATACGAAGGGATGAAGCATTGGCACAAGTTGAGGGCAAGCGTTCAGACCTGAAAATAAAGGTTGACAAACAAGGCGGGGTTGCAACGGCTCAGGATATTACGGAAGGCGGGCTTTTGTCTGAGCAGGAGGCATCCATAAGGGCTTCATTCAAAAAGCAGATTGACGCGGTTTCAGAAGCCCGGCAAGAGGCGGTTGACAAACAGAAAGAAGAATTAGCAAAAGCCGGGGCAGAAGTTGAGCAACTTGCAAAACAAAACGCTGAACGGCTTGCACAAGTCGAAGCCTCCCTTTTCGGCATAGGAATTGAGAAGCGGCAAACCGAATTGAAACAGGGGCTTGATGCCAGAATTTCGGTATTGAAAGAACAACTACTTTCGGGCGAAATCACCCAAAAGGAATTTCAAGACAGGAGTTTGGAGGCGCAAGCCGAATACAACCAAAAGTCACTTGACCTTGAAAAAGAAAAGGCGGCGGCGGCGGTTCAATTTGCTGAGGCGGTTAAAAAGACCAAGATTGAAGCGGCCAAAGCAACCCTTGACGCTCAGCTCCAAGGCATTCAGGCAGACAGAAATGCCGATGTTTCCCAAATAACTGAGCAAGCGCAAAGCGAAGGCACGGACGCGGCGGAATTGATTGCAGCGAGGGATAAAAAGGCGGCAGAAGAAAGAAAGACGGCTTACCTCGACTATGCCGATGCTGTTAATGAGGCAAACAACGAATTAGAGCAAACCCAAATCTCAACCCTTGACGCTATAAACGAAAAGGATAAAGAGGTTCAGGATGACAAGTTGGCGCGGCTTGAAAAGGAAAAGGCCAAACGCGAGGAACTTCAACAATTCCTGCTTTCATCGGCTGAGGCTATTTCGGGCGCGTTCTTTGATATTGAAAGGAATAGGGTTGAGAAAGAGACTGAAACCAAACTTTCCGCCTTAGACGCTGAATACCAAAAGAAGATTGAAAAGGCCAAGGGCAATGATGCACAGATTGCCAAACTCGAAAAGGAGCGCGATACAAAACGTGCTCAAATAGAAAAACAGGCAGCAAATGAAAGGAAACGAATTGCGATTAAAGAGGCGATTATTCAGGGCGCGTTGGCTGTCATTGAGGCATTGCCTAACCTCTTTGCGGCGGCGGCGGCGGCCATTGCGACGGCGGCACAAGTAGCCGTCATAAGTAGCCAAACGTTTGAACGCGGCGGCGTTGTAAAACTTGGAACACCCGGAAGGCTTGGCGGGCAGCCTCACAGCCGGGGCGGGACAAAAGGTGTTTTCTCCGATGGAACGCAAGTGGAGATGGAAAAGGACGAACTTTTGGTTGTCCTGAACAAAAGGAGCGCAAGGAAAATCAAACACCTTTCCGACCTCAACGCTGATGGCGGCGGGGTGAGATTTGAACGAGGCGGGGTATTGGGAACAAACATTCTTTCACCTGCTCAGAAAACGGCTTTCAGGCGCGTTCATACGTTCCAACAGGGCGGTTCGTTGGCGGTATCTCCACAACTTGCCATTCCGGGTCAAAGCGGCTCAGGGAGCGCACAAACGATTGTGGTGGATGCAAGGGCTACCTTTACGGAAGATGAAATAAAATTCATGGCAAAAACAATTGCCGACCAAGTTGGCGCGGCTTCCCGGCTCTCAATCGCTGAGGGCTTGGATGACGCAAACCGTCTCAATGAGCGGACAACTTCAATGGCTAAAAATAGAGAGGCATGATAACCATTACAAGCCAACCGCTCTCAATTCCGAGGGATGAAATAGGGGGTTCTTTCGACAAGCAACCTCCTGTGCCTATGTCTGATTGCTTGCGCTGGACGCTGCAAGCGGACGCTTCGGATGCGATTGTTACGCCGGGGGCAAAGGCTTCAATTACCGTTGTCATTCCTTTTACCTGCACGGTTCCGGCAGATGGAACGCCTCTTAAAATTTGGGGTTATGATTTCGAGGTGAACGGAACCGAAGATTTCACAAGTTCGTCTTTCAAAGTTGATACAATCGGGTTGCTTACAGTTCTGAATTTCGCCAATATGTTGAGTGCAAACCTGTTTTTCAATCGGGCTTTGTACGGTGGCATTTTCACAATTGTCGGCTCCACTTATGAAATAACTTTTCAATGGATTGAATGCAGGGAACAACCGCGTTTTGCAGTTGAACACATGGACTTTACCGCCTTGACTGCTTTAGGCGGTTCAGGCTCGTTTGCAAACGGGGTAAGCCCGGTTTATGTCGAAGGGTTCAAAATAGTAACACGGGCAGGATTTTTCCAAGATGCAGCCAGCGAGTTTTTGCCAATCAGCAAATTGGTTGGAATCGAAGCCGATAAATTGTGCGATGAAGTTGGAGAGGTTTCGGTTGATTATCGCCGGGATATTGAATTGGGGCTTTTCACTCACTTTCCCGACCTTACCAGCACGAGTTTTATTTCGTCAATTGAAAATGGCCGTTCTCTCATGCGGCTTTTGGCGTTGGAATATGGTTGGGTTTACCGGGAAAACTGCCAAGGTCAATCCGGCACAATAAAGAAATCTGATATTGTTTTGGGAATCAATGCGGCCTTCGATGTTGACGACCCCTATCAGATGCGACGGTATTGGCACAATCACCCGGAAGGCTTTCCCCCCGGTCAATTCTTGCCCGACTTCCTGACTACGCAGCCAAAGAGCATGAAACTTTGTTGGAACTCGTTTGCTTGGCTTTGGTTCCTGAACAATCGCCAACAGGAGTTTGGGCAATACCGGGTTGTTGCAAGATTCAACGTTTTCAACGCCTCTTTTCAAGAGCAGTTTTTGGTTACGGTCAATGACCCGCTTACGATGGGCAGTTCATTCTATCAACCCGTCAATTTCAATATTTCCCCTCAATTCGTTCTTGACAATACGCCTACGCTTACAGCCGCAAATATTGTTGGTTACGAAGTGAAGGTTGACATTTACGAAACTCTAACGAATGACATTATTGACAACGGTTCGGAGATTCTTACCTTTTATCCGGGGCATTGCTGCGATGAAACAACCGACCTGTATTTCCTGACCCCCCCCGGTGGATGGACAACACAAATAATTGATATTGAGGAAAGGAACATGGTAAGAGATGGGCAGGAAATCAATATACAAGTCTCATGCGCAGAAGACAGAATTGCAAAGGCAAGGCAGGGCGGGCGAACGCTCGTAAGCCTCAGAACTTACGAGAGAATCAGTTTTGTAATTTATGCCCTCAACGATGATGAAAACAGGCGATGGTTGAAGCATTTGACACAATCGCCTCAGCATAAAATCAAGGTTCCGGGGGAACGTGTCTTTTCAGTTTACCCGGCTTCCGACGTTGCGCCAATAGCAAAAAAGTTCTTGCTTGACTTGGACAGCGTGAAAATATCCGTAACCGGGCAAGGGATTGAATACCGGGCAACCGGCTACCTTGCCGATATTCCAACTCAAAAAGGTATTGAGCCATGAAAAAAATTGTTTCTATCCTGATTTTAATTGCCCTCTTATTCCATTCATGCAAGAAAGACCAAGAGCCGGAAGTGTTCGGCGATTGGGAAACCGTTTCGGCGGTCGGGTTCAAATGGGAGTACCGAATTGAAAGGAGCGGCCTTTTCTGCCGAACCTTGCCGGAATATTTCGATACTTGGTTTTGCTTTGACTTTGAGCAGGGCGGGAATACCCTTATCGTATATGCGGCAAAAGAGGAAGTTTGGAAATGGGATTTTGAAGCCGATGACGTTGCCGTTGTGACGGTAAAAATTCCAGACGAACAAGACCAAACGCTCGTTTTACGCAGAAAATAAATGCCGGACAATTGCACGGAAATAAGGGTTTACCAGCTGTCATTAGAAGCCCAAAACAGGCTTGGCGGTAATTCGGAGGCGGTCTTAGACCTTCCCTCCAATTTTTCTATTAGGCTGACAAAAAACGTTGAGCGGCTTTCCGTTGTAAACACAATAAGCACAGAGGGGGCGTTAGGGTTTACCCTTCCTTTCAGCAAGGTAAATGACGCTGTTTTTGCAGACTGGCAAACGCCTTTGACCCTCGACAACCGGGCAAATTATTATCGTGTTTCGGTACTTGTTTCAGGTTATGCCCTGCAATTTGACCGTTTGGTTGTCAAGGGAAAAACAGAGCGAACGGAAACATGGGAAGTTGAATTGCGGCGTTCGCCTGAGCATTGGATTGAATTGGCAACCCAACTGCCTATTAACCAAATTGACTATGGGCTTGCCTCTCCGAATTATTATGACATTGAACAAAATTGGGCTGAGCCGGAATATTCAGGCGTTTATTCTCCCGATGACAATGATTCGACTTATTGGCCGGTAATGGATTACGGGGGTTGGTGCGACCTCACAGAGCCGCCACAAGGCACTGAGAACCGGGTGAAATTTATTGCCCCGGAAGATATTCGCCCGCTCATTTCTCTGCCCTATATTTTGAAGCGGGGATTTTGTCAAATCGGTTGGACGATAGACGGCGTAATATTTGACGCTGCATGGTTCAAACGCCTTTGGGTTTACTGCCTTTCTCCAACATATTATGACGCTGACACGACCGGGGGGCGAATCCGGGGGCGGGATTTCCTGCAAAGGAGATTTGCACAATACAGTTCAGGCACAAACTTTCTGAGGTTCTCAGAAAAGATAAAGGGAACGCTTGCCGAATCCCTGCCAAACGATTTTTCGATAACGGAAGATGGTTGGGATTGCGGCATACAAAACAGTACTCCAATATCGCTCAAATACCGATTTATTTTGAAGGCGGAAATAAACAATGACAGGCCGCTTCCCTTTACTGCGATATTCGAGATTTTGGAGGTTGATGAAAACAACAACAACTCCTATACCGGCGAAATAATTTCCCCTCCCGAATCAGCCGTTACCATACAGTTTGCAGCCGGGGAAAAGAAAGCGGTTTCGGTTGAAATCGAATGTGTGTTGAAGCCAAACCAAAAAGGGGTTATTGGTTGCAACGTTCTACCGAATACGGAGCCTGATTTGTTTGTCGAACCGGGGCTTTATTTCGAGGTAATACCCTTGAATAACTGCCTTATGAACTACTCCAACGTTATCAATATCGCTGATACGGTGGACGGGAATACAAATCTTTTGGACTGGCTAAAAGCAACGGTTCACCTGATAAATGGCAGGATTGATACAGATTGGGAAACGAAAACAATCACTATATTTCCGTATAAAACCTCAAACGTTTTTGGCTCCACAGTCCCCGGCTTTTTGTTGGAGGAAAGCCCGGTAGTTGATATTAACCACATGGTGATTTCAAAGAGCGTTCAGGTTAAAAATGTGCGGCCTGAATTAAAACGATATACCCGTTTGGAGTTTGCAGAATCAACGGACGCTTATATTGATTCACTCAGCCTTGATGAACCTGCCCACAGCCGGAAACTCATAAATGGGCAGGATTTGCCCGATGAAATTGAAAGCATTATCAACCCCCTTTTTGAACCGACTTTGGAAGGGCAAATAACGCTTATCGCTTCTGGAGCCGGGGGCAGAAGCCCTTTACCTTATCTTCCAAGAATTTGGGATAATATCGAAGGGCAAAGGAGTTTCAACATTCAGCCCCGGATTTTCTATGCCTACGGTTTGATAAAGCAGAAAAACCCAAACCCTAATTTGGGGGGAACCTATTGTGATTTTTATTGGGCAAACCCGGTAAACATTGCCGCCGATGCCCCGGCCATAACTGAGTTCGGATATGCTACACAATTGCGAACTCTTGAATTAGAGCCAACGCCGGGGGTTGATGCAAATGTGGTTTTCGGAAATGAGCCTACCGACCTTTTCACGTCTTTCTACTTAGGGCTTACCCAAACCAAAAACGGCGCAACCATTGACCTGCTCATGTACCTTAAAATGAAGGATTATGCGCAATACAATTTTCGTCAATTGTTCGCCTTCGATTACAACGGAATACCGTTGGTTGTCCCGATGACCGGGATAAGAGACTTCGCGGCTTGCTCAGAGATTTCTACGCCGGTCACATTCTTTGTTGAACCCGCCGAATCTGATTGCTGTGACCTTCCTTGCGGATGCCAATTCACGACCTGTGAATACTATCAGGATTTGGGCGTTTATATGAGGCAGGATACACTAAACCAAATGCGGCTTGCTTCATTCATTGTTGACGGCATTGAGTTGATTACGAACCCAATAGCCTTTGGAGATGTCAATATTATTGACGTTGACGGAAGGCCGTTTATGACCAATTTTGTTGATACATTCAATAGCGTTGGCGCTCCTTATTTTACCTTCAATATCTCAACGCTGGTTCATCCTGAGCGCGGAATGAGATATTTCAAGATAAAGCATTTGGCTTGCGTCCCCTTCCGAATCTTGGTAACGCTCAACGGACAGGATTGCTACCTCTATACACAGGCTGAGCAAAAGCAGAAGTTTTTCCAAGGCACATGGGAAGCGTTGGGCTATGGCTCAACCTTCCATTCGGAGCCTGTTGATTGTGAAACCCAAACCGAATATTGATATGAAAGCACAAGATATTTTTGATAAATTCAAGTCGGCATATCCAAATAATGGAGAGGCTTTCATTCCGACCCCGGCCAATATTGCCCGTTGGGATTGGCACTTAAAAAACCTGCCTCAAAGGGTTGATGGCAAAAAATTGGAGCCGAACCCGGATGCGCTCAAAATCGCTCAGGAGCGGCGCGTAAACTCTTTTGATGAAATGCCCGAAGATACCAAAGATAAGTACCTCGTTTTGGCCTCCCTTTTCCCCGGCAGACAAATATGGGCTTGTGGAAGCCGGGTAAGCGGGGAATATATCGGGAGCGAATTTTCAGACCGTTCTTTTTCGGTTCGATGGATGCGAGAACAACTTGGAAAGGCCGAAAAGAAACAGAGCGATTACGATTTTTGGATGCCTCTTTTGCCCGGCGAAAACCGGGTTGAAATCATGATGATGCTGCCCTCATGGGCTGACCTTTTGCCTCATGGCGTTCCCGATGAACAAAAAATAATGGTGCCTATGTGGGATTTTTCCAAACTGCCAAAAGAGGAACATGGCAGGGTTTTAGAGGCTTACCGCCTCAATCGAACTGCCGAACTTATGCAGATTCACAACAAATATAAACTCTCACCTACCCATTATTGCTGCAACAGCAAGCCGGTTGTCCGTTGGTTCAAATGGGCAATTGATGAAGGTTTGATAAAAGACGAAGAATGAACCGAAAACAGCGAATTGAGCAAGAGCGGTTTCATCGAATGGCTATTCGTGTTGCTGCTTTCCTGACTGATACCGACCCGGTAGAAAGGTATGAAAACATACCCGAAAAACTCCGTTTCCATTTTGAAACGCTTTCTTACTGTGAACTCATTCGGCCTTTGGTTCATTACGACCGATTTGAAAAAAAGGTTTCAATTCCAAGAATATCAATCACTTATGGTATAACTATTCAACAAGTGAAAACCGCTCTCTCAAAAAAGCCGGTTAATATCTAACCGGGGTTTCATTCAAAACTATGGTTCTGGCTTGCTTCTGGATGTACGTTTGCCGTGCAATTAAAGCCGTGCGAGCCGATGTCAGATGTCAAGCCCATTGCCCAACATAGTGCATATCTGGATATGCTGATTCAAAGCCTCGTCAATGGCGGGGCATTGGAAATGGAGTTTGGCTATGGCTTGGAATTGTATCACCGGGGGCTACAAGATATTGCCCTCTTGCATTTGAACGTGCCTTATTCGGAACTTGGAATTTCGGAGCGGCGCGAATCCTGCAAACCCAAAATGATGGTTTTGCAAAGTGCAAGCGGTGATTACAAAGTGGTGGACGAAAACTCAATTGGAAGTGAATCCAGCACACCCGAAGGCAGCATTGCAGTTATGAGGTTGCGCGGTATGATGCAAAATGAAGGGGGGCTTTCTTCGCGGGGTATTTATGACTTCGCAGATGATATGAGAGCCGCCTACCGGAACCGAAACGTTGCCGCCATAATCGTTGATACCGATAGCGGCGGCGGGCAATCAGGAGCCGGGAATCTCGCAAGAGAGGTTATCAATGAGCGAAACAAGCCGGTCTTGGCGAACGTGCATTTTGCGGCAAGCGCGGCTTACAATGCAATATCAGGGGCGGATGAAATTATTGCTGCCTCGAAAGAAAGCAGATTCGGCGGAATCGGAACTTTCATAACGCTTGACATGAAACTCTTAACCGAATACAAGGCGCGTTTCATGGACATATATGCGGATGAAAGCGGGGGGAAAAACAAGCCTTTCAGGGCTGCCCTCGACGGCGATTTTTCCATATTGAAAGCAATGGTCAATCAAATGACCGGAGAATTTCAGGATTCAATTAAAGCCGCAAGGCCGCTTTCAGGCGACCGGCTCACAATAAAAGAAACGCTTTCAGGCGCGATGTTCAATGCGACTGAGGCAAAAAACCGGGGCTTATCAGACGGAACCGGGAACTTCAACTACCTGCTTTCCAGAACGAAAGCATGGATAAAAAAGAAGAAAGCATGAAAACTTGGGATGCTACCAAAGCGAAATTCTATTCCGAAATTATGGGTTGGTGCGCCAACTTTTTAGGGCTTTCGGAGGAAGCAACTGAAAGCGAAGTCCACGAGGCGACAAGCAAAATTACGGACACGCTGTCAGGAATCCGTGAAGCGGCTATCAAGGCTGCTCAGGACACGGTTGCCGCTCAAATGAAAGAACTTTCGGAAAAGGTTGAGGCAAACACCAAATCCATTACCGAAGTCAATGAAAAGTTGAAGGCGAAAGAAACGGAAGCGGAAACGCTCAGTGGCCGGGTTGGAGAATTGGAGGAATCGTTGAAAGGCAAAGAAAAGGAAATTTCCGAACTCAAAGCCAATCACGACAAGGAGAAAAACACCCTTGCTTCGGAAATCTCCAAACTCAAGGCGGGGCGTTCGCTCGAAACAGACGAAAATACCGAAACCGTTTCGCACCAACTTGGAAACGGCGGCGGCAGCAAAGCCGGAACCGTTATTCAGAACAACGAAATGAAAGCATGGCTTAAAAAGCCTGTAAGCAACTAAGCAACTAAGCAACCCGAACTACCGGGCAGCCAAATACTCACTTTTCAAACAAACAGCGAGGCTATGCAAACCATAACCGGCTCCATTTACCCGATTAACTTTGAGGGCATTACCATTGACGCTGACCGTGCGGGCAGGTATATCGAAGTCCCCACAGCCGACACGCTTACCATTTTTGAGCGCGTTGGTGTTCAGGAAAGTGATATTGCCCTGAACGAACTTGGCCTGTATAGCAACGTCCGTTTGAACGGGCGAAAGACTGTGAAGTTTGGCCGAATCAAAGCCCCTGAACACGTTCTGCAATCCCGCAAAAACGGGTGCGTATGGAACCCAAAAGGCAGAATCCGGCAGGATGTTGACGAATTTCCGACCTGCCCGGATGAAGTGAACATGGAAATCTGCCCGGATGCTTGGTGGAACGATTGTTACGAGCAACTCTATGGCTCAGGCAACAAAGTCCGGGATATGCTTGGCACTCCACAGGGGGCGCAAATGATGCAAATGCTCCTTTCCGTTGCATACGAAGGCGTTGGCAATTCTTTCTCTCAGCAATTCCACTTCGCAAATCACCCCTTCATTGAGGCTGCAAACACCGAAGGCTTTTACAACAAAGACGACGGAACCGGAACCGATGAACTGGCATGGGCAGACTACTATGACCAGCAAACCGGGATTGATTGCGCGGGCATCATCACCATTATTGACGCTCTTGCAAACGAAGGCGTTGACGGTTACAATATCGAAATCCCTGATTCCGACATTGACGACGTTACCAACGAATATACCGGGGACATTATCGCTCTTTTCAACCTGCTTATCAGCCGCACAAAAGGGGCGTTTTCCAAATGGATTACAAACGGCGCAAGGGTTCGCGGCGTAACGGCTGCTCAGAACTCGCTTTACCGTGCAACCAACGGCAAGGTGTTCCCGATTATCCTTTGCACAGCCCCGGAATTTCAGGCTTACGAAGATTACCTCGTTGCAACGTTCGGCACAATCCCTGCAATCTACCAATTTTTCCTGACCGGAACCGATGGCACGGGAGTCCTGATGCCGGGTGTTCTGCGATACAAAGGCATGGCAGTTGTCAAATGGGATGAAGTAGGAACATTTGACAGCATCGTTGGCACGACCTCACACCGGGTTGCAATTGCAGCCCCCGGCGTTTTCGGGGTTGCATACGACATTGAAGATTTGGCAATGTACCGGGGCATGGGTATGCGAATCACCCAAAAATTGGAGCCGCCGTATCAGGGGAAAATCTTCATGGACACGACCTTCCGTTGGGGGGCTGGCCTGATTGACAAAGACTTCATGGTAATGGCCTCCAACATTCGGGTTGTTGAATAATCTCCATTAAAACCAGCACAATCATTTTTCAACCAAACTGCTATCAGATATGGCTTGCGCAATTGAAGCGATTGATTCCGGCCAAGATTGCGGCCTCATTGAAGGCGGGATTCTTTACAGTTACGCTACGAAACTGGAAAACATTACCGCAGTCACAAAGGACGCGAACGACCAAATTACGGCCATTACTATGACCGGAACCGGGTTATGGGAAAAATGGGAATACGACGTTGACAACACGGCTTTGTACGAGCAACCGGGCAGCCGAAACGTCAACCGAATTACCTACGCTCAACGGGCGTTCCTGAAATTCAAGGGCATTACGAACGCCTACCGTTCGGCTGCTCAAAAAGCAAGCGAATGTTGCAATGTCGTGGTGATTCACCGGCTTTCCACAGGAGCCGCGATTGTGCAAGGTTTGGAAAATAGCACGGTAACGGGCGGCTTCACAAAAACCCGCGTACTCGAAACCCGCGTTGTTCCGACGCTCACAACTGATACTTCGCAAAACGAACCTCGTTTGGAGTTGTCGGTTGAGGGAACGGCAAACAGCCTTTCGCTTTTCACGACCCTCACAGACGCGGCAATTGAAGCGTTGTAAACTTCTTTCAGCACATGGCAAAATACAGGTACTTCATACAGCCCGGCACTTTCAAAAAACACCCGAAGCAATACACATTGGTTGACGGTGATTTGATTGCCCTTCACCTTGAAACAGGAACGGAGGAAGTTGAAAGGCAGGGAAACAGAAAGCGGCCTCCTGAGAAAGTTATAGCAAAGGCCGCGAATCAGGCAGTATTGGAAAAACTCTTTTCGGAAAAACACCCGTTTGTGACCCGGCAAGAAATTCTTGAAAACGCCGGGGAACAAAAGCCGGTCAAAACGTAAAAAAGCATGGCCGAAAGTACGCTCAATGGATGCTGCGATGAAAGTCCCGCGAACCCGAAGGACTTCAACCCGAAAATGCAGCGTCGGAGACGTTCAGGCAAATTGCAGCTCTTTGACATTCAAAACCCAATCCCGGCAGAAGTTGCGGACGCTGATGAACTCAAAAAGGTTTTCAGAGAATACCATTTGGTTCCTTATGCGGGCAGTACAATGGATAGCGGGCATAGTTTACTTGTTTGGTATTTGTCCCTTGCGAAACTTTCAAATACGCATGGAACCTGCATTTCCAAACTTGGAAAATATGCTTTTGGCGGGAAGGCTGTTTTCGTTTCAACAGAAGACCCCGAATATCAGATTACAGGCGTTGAACCGAAACAAGTCTCCCCCGAAACAGGGGCAGCCTATTATGAAGCCCTGACACAAAATGTAACATTTTCGGGCGGCGCAAGAAATTTTCACCGTTCGGTTGGTTGGTCAACAAAAGCGACCGGAAACGCATTTGTTGAATTGGTAATGGCTTCTACATTGGGGCAAAACCATTTCAATATTGTTTATCACAAGCCAACCCATTGTCTGTATCGAAATACTGAGCCGGGGGAAATGCGAGTTATTGGCGTTTCGCCAATCTGGACAGAAGAATACATACGGCGCAAAGGCATTCGTTGGGTTCCCCTTTACCCGAATTTCGTAAAGGAAAGCGATGGAACCTTGCGCACGATGTTTCACCATAAATCAGGGGAAAACAGTTGGTATGGAAGGCCGGACACGGATTTTGCCGATTTGCAAAAGGCTCAGGAGGCGCAACACGCTCTCTACCTTATCAAACAGGCAAACGCCAATTTCATGGGGCAACTGATTATTGAGGTTGAAGATGACAACCCGGAAAACGGCAGCGCACTTGACGACCAAGATTCTCAGTTGAAGGGCTTCGATAGTTTTGCCGACGAATTTGAGCATAACTATACCATGAAATCAGACGACCCGCAAGCGGTTCTTTTGAGTTCAAGGCCGTTCGGTAGCCGTCCAATGTTTGTATTCCAAGTGAAACCTAATACCAATGAAAATTGGTATAAAGTGACCGGCGATGATGCGGCTGACAGGATAATGAGAGCGCATGGTTGTACCAAGCGGTTTTTGGGGTTTGAAGTAACAAGCGGGCTGAGCGGGGCGGATGCGTATTTCACAGACCATATTGTGAACATGGAGCCGGTAATAAATGAATATCGAAACGAGATTCTCATTTTTACCAATTCGATTTTGTCTGCAATATGGGATTTGAACAACACGCCTCAGTTAAATGAAATTTCTTTGTCGTTTACCTCTCCGATTCAAGGCGTAGTTGACGACTTCAAACAGAGACAACAAAACCAGCCGCAAGAAAATGGCATCCTTAATAACGGCATACGAGGTAGTCAAATACAGTCCGGCGGGTAGAGATTATCCGACTACACATATTTGCAATCGAATACCAATTGAGGAAGAAACTTTGCGAAATCGTTGTTTTGGGGAAGATTTTTGGGCTTATATGGAATCCAAATTGACACCCCTTCCGACAACGGCAGTTGAATGGGAAGATAATGGGAGTTATGCAGACGGGGATTTTGTAATAAGGGACACTTGTCTTTACGAAAGCCTTGTAAATGCAAATACTTCCGACCCCCTGACAGATGAAACGAATTGGAGTAAGTTCAAAAAGTTCACGGAAGATTGTCTAAATACCTTTTGGGAAAGTTATTTGAGGCCATATCTCGCTTTCAAAACTTATAGTGGTAGTCTCCTTTACACTACCCATAACTCAGGAGCGGGCGGCTTGACGATTCGCTCAGATGATGGAGGCAGGGGAAACGGAACACGGGTAGCAAACAAGGGAGAACTTGGAAATACAAATAACCAACTTCTTGCGGACGCTCAGGACATTTACGATAATATGATTGTTTGGCTCAAAAAGAATCGTAGTTCTTGCGAGTTTCCGACAATCAAACTTTTCGATGATAATTGCGGGGCTGACTGCATACAAAGAAAGCAAACCCGGCGATGGGCTTTTAGAAAGCAAACTGCATGGTAGATGAAATTTTGAGGCTTGCAGCCAAAAAGACCCTCGTTATAGAGGAAGTTTCTGAGGAAATCAGATTGCAGCGAATAGCGACTTGCGAAGGCTGCGAAAGGTTCAATTCAGAACATAGGAAATGCCTTGAATGCGGTTGCTATATTGACGTAAAAGCCGGGTGCAAAACCAATAGAAACCCTAAAAAACTGAGATTTGAAATAACTCATTGCCCTCTTGGAAAATGGGGCGATAAGGAAACAGCAAACGAATACCGCCGAATTGACGGCAAAGAACTCTTAAACTGAACGCTATGTTTCGAGCAATTGTCACTCCCGACCAAAACGCTGACAACCTCCACAAAAGGTATCAGAGCCAAACCGGATGTTGCCCCCCGGCAGATTTGACGGAGTGCAAGTACCGCTTCACAATCCCGAACGCCTCAACGGTTACGGGAATCACTTTTACCGATGCAAGCGGCGTATCGGTTGCAAAAACATTTACCGGCGTTGGTGTAACCGCAAACGGCGCAAAGACCGTTGTTCGTGCGCTCAAAGCAGCAATCGAATCGGGCGGATTTGAACACGATTCCGACCAAGTTGTACCGGCCTACCGAATCACGGCAAGCGGCTCCAACACGATTGTTGACTTTTTTGGCGAAGCCGTGATTGCCAGCATCCAGCGTACTTCGGGCGGCGACTTGACACCTACCGTTACCTGCAACCGGGTTGGCATTTGCACGTTTTTCTACGCTTGGCCGGGTTCGGCTTCATCCAGCACGTTTACTGTCAATGGCGTTGACGCAACACTTGCGGCTTTGACCCTTGCCGGAAACACGGCGGCAAACGTCGTATCTGCCTTGGAAGGCGCGGCAAACTGGCCGACAACGGCAGACGTTACGGTTGTCGAAACCGGAACCGCCTTTGAAATCACAATCACGGACGTTGCAACAAATCGCTATTCACTGGACGGCGTGAACTTCCAACGCGACGATTGTCAGGCTGACTATATCTAAAGGCGGGCTTTGACCCTCCTTTCTACCTCCCGACGCTTTTAGATAGCCATGTTCAGGGCAACCCCTTTGACATGGCTATACTTTTTTAAAAAACGAACATGAGGCCGTATGTTTTTATACTTTTCTTGGTTGTCTTTTGTGCCTTCGGAGCATCGGCGCAAACATTCACCTTTGAATGCAAGTGCGAACATCTCATAGGAACTCAATGCGACATTTGCCCGTCAACCGGGGCATTGAGCCGGTCATTCAATGGCCTTCTCATTTTCCGAAACGGCAGCCCTTACAGATGGATTGATGAACCTTATACAATCCGGGCTTTGCCCAATCAAAGCGCACAATTCATTGAGCAAATCCCAAACCCTGAGAGCATCACGATTGCCCTAAACCAAACGCCTTTTTCTACGCTTGGCGGGTTTATAGACAGTACCCTTTGCCAATGCAACCAAACCGTTTCAGGAGGTCTTGACACGATAGTTGTTGACACTCCAATTATCGGGAACGGAACCCCTTTGAACCCGGTCACAATAGGGCAATTCGGGGCAGACACAACAATGTTCCTGAATTGGAACGGTCAATATTGGTATCCTGCAAAAGTTGCTTTTACCGACCTGCAAAACGACTTGCCGTATTTCATAAATGACGAGGCGGCAATAACCGGGGGGCTTACGGTTGGAGAAACCTATTTGCTTGCGGCTGGAAACACTTTCGCCCTGCCGATTGGCCTTTACAAAGTGGTTATCGGGTGCGGATATGATTGCGCCTTGGCGACGAGGTATTACCCCAATGACGCGGCGGCAAGTTCAAACGGGATACCGAACGGCAGGGAATACGCCTTGGATGAAAACAACAAATGGGGAATCCTATATGGCTTCATAAAGGCAATTCCCGCCGATTTACCGGCAGATACCCTTGAATGTAACACGCCTTCCCTTCCCTTCTATTCGAGTGACCCAACGGCAATTATAGGCGGCTTATCTGATGGCGATTTTTATACTGTCAGCGCGTCAAACGTTTATGGTGCGCCTCATGGAATGGAGCGCATTGTCAGCACGACGGCAAGCACGACGGCAGATGCCCCGAATTGCTGCGAAGATGCGACCCTGCCCTATTATGCGAATGATGAAGCGGCAATATCAGGCGGGCTTTCTTCCGGCTATTTTTATTATCTGAGCCAAAACAATACCCTTGGTTATCCGCATGGCTCAAAAAAAGTGATTCCGTGACATGAAGAAATTTATTTCTATCCTGTTTTTAATTGCCCCGGCTCTTGCTTTCTCACAAGCCATTGTGAAGGGCGGGGGCATTGTCTATACAAACGGTGCGCCTACGCACTCAATCAATATCAATACGGATGCTGAGGTTGCGATTGATACGGCAAGCGGCTTTTGGTATGAAAGGAGCCGTGACGGGCTTGGCTGGATATTGGCCGGGTTCCGGGTTCAGAAACACGCGGGGACTTCCCCGCCTTCTGCAACCCCCTTGGACAAACAATCAGAAGTCCTTTTGAATGACGCTGATTCGCTCTACCGTTGGCGTTCTGGTTCTTGGCGGCATATCAATAAGGTATTAGTTTACACGGCTGGCACAGGAATTTCCGTTACTGGCACGGTAATTGCTAACACGGGCGATTTATCAGCCACGAACGAAGGAACGCTTGGCGTTGGAGCGGGCGGCGCGAATACTTCCCTTTTGACCTCAAATACAAGCGGCGCAACCGGGGTAACATTTGTTGGGGGCGGTATTGTGGCGATGACCGAAAGCACAAGCAGTAACGGCGGCTCTATTACGATAACTGCAACGGAAGTAGATGGCAGTACGACAAACGAACTCCAAACCTATTCACATTCAGGAACTACAAGTTACACAAATACCCTCTCAAATTCAGGCGGTTCTTTCACGCTGCAAAGCGGGGGAATTGTGGGCATTTCAAATTCAAGTGGAACTGTAACAATCTCAGCGACTGAGGTTGACGGCAGCGTATCAAATGAGGGTAGCATTTCGGTTGGGGCAGGAAGTTCGACAACCTCTCTAATTCAGTCAAATACTTCCGGCAGTGCAACGGTTACATTGCAAGCCGGAACCAACATAACGCTTTCCGAATCCGGCAATACAATCACGATTGACGCGGCGGGCGGGGGCGGCTCAACTGACCTTACCTTTTCGGGTGCATCTTCCCCGGTTACACTTAATTCATCTTCGGGAACCGACGTAACTTTTACAGCCGGGGGAATAGCGTCTTTTTCTGCAACTTCTGGCAATATCACAATCACGGCGACTGAGGTTGACGGCTCCACGACGAACGAGGTATTGACGATTTCAGACGGTACGGATAGCGAGGCGTTGGGCGGGCAAACGTTGACGGTATCAGGTTCGGGTATTGCAACGGCTGACTACGTTACTGCAACAAATACGCTCACAATCACGGCGACTGAGGTTGACGGCAGCGTATCGAACGAAGGCAGTTTGACGGTTGCGGCGGGAAGTGGCATGACCTCAATTATCAACTCAAACACTTCCGGCCAAACGGGGGTAACGTTGACGGCGGCTGGAATTTTGACGATTTCAGAGAGCGGGAATGTCATAACGTTGACGGGAACTGAGGTTGACGGTTCTATAAGCAATGAAGGCAGCCTTACGGTTGCGGCGGGAACCTCCACAACTTCCATAATCAACTCGAACACGAGCGGCCAAACCGGGGTAACGTTGGAGGCCGGGACGAACGTAACCATATCGGAATCCGGCAATACAATCACAATCGCGGCAAGCGGTGGGGGTGGTTCAACCGACCTCACTTTTTCGGGTTCATCTTCCCCGGTTACGCTCAATTCATCCACAGGAACGGACGTAACAATAACGGCGGGTTCCGGTATATCCCTTTCGGCAACTTCTGGGAATATCACTATTGCAGCGACCGGGGGCGGGGCTTCAAACTATCAACTTTTCAGGGATGACGGTTCAGATATTACCGTTCAGCCAACGGCCAATTTCGTTTCAACCGGCGATATTGTTTTCACGCTTACGAATGACGGCGCGAATCTGGAAACGGAAGTAAGTGCAGATGTTCCGGCAAACGCAATCCAATACGCTGAAATCCAAACGGTTGCTGCAAGCCGAATTTTGGGAAACCCGACCGGCTCAACGGCAGACGTTTCGGAAATCAGTTTGGCAACCGGGCTTTCTTTCGTTGGAACGGCTTTGACCCCGGCAGACGCAAGCGCAACCAATGAATTGCAGACTTACAGCCATTCGGGTACGACTTCCTACACAAATACCCTTTCCAATTCAGGAGGAAGTTTCACGTTACAGGCTTCGGGTATTGTCACAATCTCCAACAGTTCAGGAACGGTTACAATAGGGGCTACTGAGGTTGATGGTTCTACGACGAACGAGGCGTGGACAATAGACGGTGACGATGCGGACACGGAAGTTATCAGCAATCAAACCGTGAAGTTTCAAGGAGCCGGGATAACCACGACTGACTATAATGCGACTACGGATGTTTTGCTTATTACCTCGACTGAGGTTGATGGCTCCACAACAAACGAGGCTTGGACTATTGACGCAGACGATGTTGACACCGAAGTTGTCAGCAATCAGACTATCAAGTTTCAAGGGGCTGGCATAGCCACTACTGATTACAATGCGACTACGGATGTTTTGCTCATAACCGCTACTGAGGTTGACGGTTCCACGACAAACGAGGCGTTGACGATTTCGGATGGCACGGACAGCGAGGCGTTGGGAGGGCAAACGTTGACGGTATCGGGAGCCGGAATTGCGACGGCTGACTATGTTATTGCGACAAACACGCTTACGATAACTGCTACTGAGGTTGATGGCTCAATAACAAACGAGGGTTCATTAACAGTTGCGGCGGGAACGGGTACGACCTCAATTATCAACTCGAATACTTCCGGCCAAACGGGAGTGACATTGACGGCGGCGGGTGTTTTGACGATTTCAGAAAGCGGGAACGTCATAACCCTGACTGCAACGGAAGTGGACGGCAGCGCGACGAACGAGGCATGGACGATAGACGGGGACGATGCAGACACGGAGGTTATCAGTAACCAGACTGTCAAGTTTCAAGGGGCTGGAATAACCACGACAGACTATAATGCAACTACCGATGTCCTGCTCATAACCTCAACGGAAGTGGACGGCAGTACGACGAACGAGGTATTGACTATTTCGGACGGTACGGATAGCGAGGCTTTGGGCGGACAGACGTTGACGGTATCAGGAGCGGGCATTGCAACGGCAGACTATGTTACCGCAACAAATACGCTCACAATCACGGCGACTGAGGTTGATGGCAGCGTATCGAACGAAGGCAGTTTGACGGTTGCGGCGGGAAGTGGCACGACCTCAATTATCAACTCAAACACTTCCGGCCAAACGGGGGTAACGTTGACGGCGGCTGGAATCTTGACAATCTCAGAAAGCGGAAACGTCATAACGTTGACGGGAACTGAGGTTGATGGCAGCATATCAAACGAAGGTTCGTTGACGGTTGCAGCCGGAACCGGCACGACCTCAATAATAAACTCAAACACTTCCGGCCAAACCGGGGTAACGTTGGAAGCCGGGACGAACGTAACCATATCAGAATCCGGCAATACAATCACAATCGCGGCAAGCGGGGCAGGTTCAACCGACTTGACTTTTTCGGGCGGGGCTTCTCCTTATACACTCAATTCGTCTTCGGGAACCGATGTAACCTTTACAGCCGGTTCCGGCATATCGCTTTCGGCAACTTCCGGGAATATCACTATTGCCACTACCGGGGGCGGGGGCGGGGCGCCAACCGATGCTCAATATCTTACCCTTGCAGCCAATGGAAGCCTTTCAGATGAACGGGTATTTACAGCCGGAATAAACGCCTCGACAACGGATGCCGGGGCGGGTTCGACATTGACAGTTGATGTTTTGGGGGGAAGTCAAACAACCTCTCAATTTACTGCCGACCAAGATAATTTTTCCCCAACGAACTGGTCAACCCGAACAACTCATTATGTTTCTTCTGATGCCTCAATGCGGGCAATCACTTCCTTTGAGGCATTGCCAGATGGAACACTCAGGAGAATTGTAAATACCGGCTCTCACCATATCTATATTCCGGGGGAACACCCGGATGGAACGGCATCGAACCGGGTAATTACTGATTGTGACATTTTCATTCCGCCAAACGGCGGGGTTGTCACGATTTATTACGACGGCAACGTTTCAAGATGGAGAATAGAATCTTCTAATTTTGATGCGGCTTCGCAAGGCGTGAACGGAGCATACGGACATTATTACAATTTCAGCGTTGGTGCAACAATAACGGGTGATTGGGGGACACTTACCTTAGTTGGCAATAACGACGTTGCAGACCCAACATCTTCTTTGTTGAGCGGCTATTCTTCTAATACAACAACATCGGCAACCGGGCAAGGCTCTTGGTATTTTACCGATGTTCAATTAAACCCTACTGAATATGGCTTGACCCATACGGTTGGGAGCGCACTCGTTCAGATAACCGGCAACCTTTCTACTTCTACTCAGAGATATACGGCTCAGGTTGCTTTTATTCCAACTCCTTCCTCAACTACCCTTGCAGTCAACAACAGCATTGGTATAAGGTACAGCGACAATATCAACTCAGGTAAATGGGAGGGCTTTACCCGAAACAACGCGGGCAGCGAAACAACAGTTGATTTGGGTGTTACAGCTGCAACAAATACAGGCTACGTTTTGACTGTTTGTGTTGATAAAGCAAACACGGAAGCAAGGTTCTATATCAATGGGGGTTTTCGAGGCAGGATAACCGCTACCATGCCAACTTCGGGAACTGACTATGGTTTTCGCGGGGGTATTTGGAAATCGGTTGGAACAAGCTTGCGTGAAATAGTTACCCCTTGGGCTACATTTTACACCGTAAAAGGATTCTAAAAGTGCGTAACATATTTTTCGTTTTGTTGCTGTCTTTTCCTTCGCTCGTTTTTGGACAAGTTGCCAAAGGAGCGGGGGTTTTCTATTTCACGGAAGCCCCAACGCTTACTCCAAATGTCTGCTATGATTCAGAGATTGGGATTGACACAAGTACCGGGTATTGGTGGGAATATTCGAGGGATTTGAGTATGTGGATTTTGGCCGGATTCCGGGTGCAGGAAATCGAAGGTTGCGCGGCTCCAACATACACGCCGGTTGACAAACAATCTGAGATTGTATTAAATGAATGCGATTCGCTTTATCGTTGGCGGGATGGGGGTTGGCATTTGCTCAATCCTTCAAGTACATATTGGACAGTCAGCGACGGAACAAACAGCGAGTTAATTACAAATCAGACGGTTACGTTCACGGGTTCGGGCGGGGCAGTTGTATCTTACAACCCCACAACAAACACGGTAACGATAGACGCGGGAAGTAGTTCGGGTGGGGACAATTGGGGTTCGCAGGTTGCAATAACGGATGCCTCACTTACGGGGGACGGCACGGCAGGAAATGCCCTTTCAATAAACGGATATTCGGCGGCTTCAAATGGTACGTTCCCCTCAAAGAGTGCGGGGGGTATAACTTGGCAAACGGTTGATTTGAGTGCAACAAATGAACTCCAAACGCTTGCGAACACGAGCAATGCAACAACGCATACCGCAACGCTGAGCAATTCGGGCGGCTCTTTGCAGTTGGCAGAAGGAAGCGGAATAACCCTTACGACAACCGGCACGACTTTGGACGGTATTGTAACAATTGCGGCGGTTGACGCTTCCACCACAAACGAAAGCCTCACAATCTCAGACGGTACGGACAGCGAAAATTTGGGTGGGCAAACCCTCAACGTAACCGCTACTGGCATAGCATCGGTTGACTATATTCCCGGAACAAACACGCTCAGCATAGGAGCGGTTGAGGTTGACGGCTCAGTTTCAAACGAACTTCAAACCTATGCTCATTCAGGAACAACATCATACACAAATACCCTTTCAAATGGAGGGGGTTCGTTTACGTTGCAATCAGGAGGCATTGTTTCAATCTCGCATAGCACAGGAACCGTAACAATATCGGCTACCGAGGTTGACGGCTCCACGACGAACGAGGCTTGGACTATTGATGCAGACGATGTTGATACCGAGGTTATCAGTAACCAAACTGTGAAGTTTCAAGGGGCTGGCATAGCCGTTACTGATTACAACGCAACTACCAATGTCCTGCTCATAACTGCTACCGAGGTTGACGGTTCCGTCTCAAATGAACTCCAAACCTTTTCCAATACCAGCACGGCAACAACGCACACGGTTACGCTCTCGAATAGCGGCGGCTCATTACAATTGGCTGAGGGTTCGGGAGTGACTTTGACGACAACCGGAACACCGTTGGACGGGGTTGTAACGATTGCAGCCGTTGACGCTTCAACAACCAATGAAATTCAGACTTACGGCCATTCGGGTACAACCTCCTATACCAATACCCTTTCTTTGGGCGGCGGCTCTTTTACCCTTCAATCCGGGGGAATTGTCAGCATTTCAAATTCGAGTGGAACGGTGACTATTTCGGCAACCGAAGTGGACGGAAGTACAACAAATGAACTCCAAACCCTGAGCAATACGAGCGATGCGACAAGCCACACGGTTACGCTCTCAAATAGCGGCGGTTCAGTCCAACTTATTGAAGGTTCTGGAATAACTCTTGCTACCGGGGGAACCGGATTGAATGGTACTGTAACAATCACGGCAACGGATGCAAGCGCAACAAACGAGGCATGGACGATAGACGGTGATGATGCGGATACGGAAGTTATCAGCAATCAAACCGTGAAGTTTCAAGGAGCCGGGATAACCACGACCGACTATAACCCGGCAACTGATGTTCTGCTTATCACTTCGACTGAGGTTGATGGGAGCATAACCAACGAACTTCAAACCTACGCTCATTCCGGCACGACTTCCTATACCAACACGCTCTCAAATTCGGGCGGCTCTTTTACCCTGCAAAGTGGGGGCATTGTTTCAATCTCGCATAGTTCGGGAACCGTTACAATCTCAGCGACTGAGGTTGATGGCAGCGTATCGAACGAACTTCAAACCTATTCGCATTCGGGTACGACTTCCTACACAAATACCTTGTCGAACGGCGGCGGTTCTTTTATTTTACAGGCAGCCGGTACAGTTTCAATCTCGCATAGTGCAGGAACCGTTACAATTACCGGGGCGGCTGAGGTTGACGGCAGTATCACGAATGAGGGAATTTTGGGGGTTGCAGCCGGAACGGGAACAACTTCAATCATTACCTCGAATACGAGCGGGGCAAATGGGGTTACGTTACAGGCCGGGGGTATCGTTTCTTTGACTGAAAGCACGAGCAGCAACGGCGGAACGATTACCATTACTGCGACCGAGGTTGACGGCTCCACGACGAACGAGGTATTGACTATTTCGGACGGAACGGACAGCGAGGCTTTGGGCGGGCAAACGTTGACCGTTGCGGCAACCGGCATAGCGACGGTAGATTATGTTCCGGCAACCAATACGTTGACGATTGGAGCGGTTGAGGTTGACGGTTCGGTTTCAAACGAATTGCAGACTTATTCGCATTCCGGTACGACTTCCTACACAAACACGCTCTCAAATGGCGGCGGTTCTTTCACTTTACAAAGCGGGGGTATTATTTCAATCTCTCATAGCGCAGGAACCACAACAATTTCGGCAACTGAGGTTGACGGCTCCACGACGAACGAACTTCAAACGCTGGCAAATACCAGCGATGCAACTACCCACACGACAACCCTATCCAATTCGGGCGGCTCAACCCAATTCGTTGAAGGTTCTGGAATCACGCTTGCCACTACTGGCACGACGCTAAACGGCATTTTGACAATAACGGCAGTTGATGCAAGCGCAACAAATGAGGCTTGGACGATTGATGCAGATGACCTTGATACGGAAGTTATCAGCAATCAAACCGTCAAATTTCAGGGGGCAGGAATTGCAGTTACAGATTACAACCCTTCAACCGATGTTCTACTCATAACCGCGACTGAGGTTGACGGCTCAATTTCAAACGAACTTCAAACTTATTCGCATTCAGGAACCACGAGTTACACGAATACGCTTTCAAATGGTGGCGGTTCCTTTACCCTGCAAAGTGGGGGTATTGTTACGCTTTCTCATTCGGCGGGAACCATAACGATTTCGGCAACGGAAGTGGATGGAAGCATAACGAACGAGGCGTTGACGATTTCGGACGGCACGGACAGCGAGGCGTTGGGTGGGCAAACGTTGACCGTTGCGGGGGCTGGAATTGCGACGGCGGACTATGTTCCGGCAACAAATACGCTCACAATCACGGCAACTGAGGTTGACGGCAACATATCGAACGAAGGCAGTTTGACGGTTGCAGCCGGAAGTGGCACGACTTCAATTATCAACTCGAATACTTCCGGGCAAACCGGGGTGACTATAACGGCGGCTGGAATCTTGACGATTTCAGAGAGCGGAAACGTGATAACATTAACCGCGACTGAGGTTGACGGCAGCGCAACAAACGAGGCATGGACAATAGACGGTGACGATGCGGACACAGAAGTTATCAGCAACCAAACCGTGAAATTTCAGGGGGCGGGCATAACCACGACCGACTATAATTCAACTACGGACGTAATGCTCATAACCTCAACTGAGGTTG